AGAAACAATAAGGTCAAGGATTATTTGCATAAGGCAAGCAAGGAAATTGTAGGCATGTGCCTGGAAGACAACATAACGACATTGATAGTGGGACATAATGACGGATGGAAACAGGAAGTGAATATGAGTAAAAGAAACAATCAGAATTTTGTTTCAATTCCGTTTGAGACGTTCATATCAATGTTAAGGTATAAATCTGAAAGACAAGGACTAAGATTTGTTGAAATAAACGAATCTCACACGTCGAAATGCAGTTCTTTAGATTTAGAGGAGATAAAACATCATGATAGTTATGTTGGAAAGAGAGTAAAAAGAGGTCTTTTCAGAACAAAGAACGGGATTTTACTCAATGCAGATATAAACGGAGCCTACAACATCATGAGAAAAGTAAAAGGGGATGCAGCAATGCCACCCTATAGAGGGTTTGGGTATAACCCAGTTAAGAAATTTATTAACAAATAGATACAAGTGTAAACATGTATATAATTACCATATATCGCCAGATATTACGTCTGCAAGAAATGCGGTAGATATAAGAAAACAAAAAGTTATTGATTATGAAACCAATAAGGAACAAAGAAGACATTGAAAATCTAAAGACAGATGAAAAATTGATTGAGTTCTGTTTGAATGGTAATGTAAATTATTACAGGTTCTTATGTTTCCATCCACGAAACAAGAATTATGTAATTCTACTGAATCATTGTGAAGAGCCAGAAAGGTTTTACGTTAAGAGTATTATAGACCGATTTTATACGGACTGTACAACACGCGACATAATCACCTATAGGAGGGATTATGCTTTGAAAAAACTCGAAGAGTACGAGCAGGCATTATCCGAATTTAATAAGGAGGAGAAAGAATGAAACAGACAGTAGAAAAGGCGTCAATAGAATATGCTGAATCGGTTATTCGTTCATTTGGAACATGTGGGGTACCGATTGGAATTTCTGACATCAAGGAAATGATTGCTAATGGTTTTAATAGTGGCACCGAATGGCAGAAGAAGAAAGCTATCGAAGCCTTGTCCTCTGTACTGGAGGACTGGGTACATGGCGGTGATGCAGATTGTATAATTGCTGAACTTGAAGAAAAATTGAAATAAAATGGATGAAAGGAAAGTTCTTTTGTTTAAGAAGGTGTGTTATGATGTCGGAACACGTTTTTCTTTTGTTGTAAACAATAAGATTATTGAAACGGTTATAAGCGATGTAATGATTGATTATCATAAAAACATCAATTATGAAAATCAATCTGTAAGGTATCATTTCTGTACTATGGACAAGCATACATTTGATGAGTTTTCTGAAAGAGAGTTGGAAGATATGATACGCAGGGGAATTGTTTTATGTATTGAGTAATAGAAAAGAGATTGAAAATGATAAAGAAATGGTATGAAGTTTCGTGTGATTTGTGCGGAAAAGGTTTAAATCACTATGCAGAATTAAAACCTACTTGCACTGATTTAAGGAGAGATGGTTTTAAAGTTAAAATCAATAACGGAAAGGTGTTTGTTTTTGTAAAGAGTGCTATGAAAAGATAAAGAAGGAGACAAAGAAAGGAAATATATTTGACAAAATAAGGAGAGCTTCTATTAAATATCAAGGGTACATGCTTGATTGTTACGATATAGCCAAAGAAGCGCAGAAGTATATAGATTGGAGCGATGATGTTTCGTGTGAATATTATCCCGGTGATGGAGTATGTATAATGATAGAAGAGCATGTTTGTCCTGCCGCAATATTTTTTGATTTGGTAGAAGAATCGGAAAACGGTATGGTTGACAAGAAAGCTTTTATGAGAAATTGTATTTGATATGGGAAAACAAACCGACAATATTTGTTGTGAAAAATGCAAGCACTATTCCCGTGTGGTAGATAGAGAGAACCGTTCTCGCGGATATGTATGTGCTTTATGGCTGGACGGGATAGCTGGCAGTGCAGATTGGTTTTATCCGAATGAGAAATGTTTTGAGAAAAATAGAGATGGAAAGATATAGAATCATACGAGGAGAAGGGTACGACGGTTGTATTCCCACAATAATATATTGGGTACAAGTCAGAAAAGACAAACGTCTTTCATATGAATGGGTAAACGTAAAGGGCTTTGATACCTATAAGAGAGCGAAAGAATTGTTGAATATTTTAAATAGTTATTGATATGGAAATAGTTCCGGATTTAACAAAGGGTGGTCTATCTAAAAACCAGGTAGAATATGTTCAAAAGAAACAGCATGAATATAAATTGACGGATAAGAAGAAAAAGATTCCGGGTTATATTCTATTTTCATTTAATCTGAAAACGAAAGAGATAAAGAGAGTTTCTATTACCAACGAAGTTTCAATTGTATTAAACGGGAAACCTATAATGAAAAATAAAGTAGTTATTGAACCGGATTGCTATTATGAACAAGCTTTGAATGAAAAGAATTTTAGAAAAAGATTAAAGAGGATTGGGCTAATATGAAAACAATTAAGATTTCAAATTTACAAGAAGGAGATGTGTTTATGTACAAAGGTGTAATTGTATGAGATTGTACATAAGGATAAATGGGAAACCTATTGTAAATATGTCAATGATAAAAGCCATTTAGGATGGTTTTCAAGCAAATATCTTTATTGTAAATTTAGTAATTATACAAAAGTGGAGGTTTAAGCATTATGAGTAAATATAGATATAGAGAAGTGAAGAATTATATCCACAACGAACTAAAGTTGACTAAAGAGGATATAAAGGAAATTATGGTTCCAATTGTGAAAGAGGAGGTTAAACGTATCTTTCAAAACACATATGGAAACGACGTTGATATAGAGAGGTGGGTTCGTTGTATGGTTTCCAACGAGATACAAAGACATGGTGATTACTCTATGATAAGGAATTTGTGCAGGGAGATAATTAAGGAAGAAATTGCCGATAGGTTGTCAATTGATATAAGTCTTAAAAAGAAAGAGGGGTAAAATATGCAGGACGAAATTTCTTGGAATGAAAATACTTGTTATAATATTTATAATCCGTATGGTGATACTTCTCCTTTAGAACCATGTGATGCACCTAAAATGAGAAAATATCGTCCAAAAGATGATAGATGTACAAACAAGCAGATTGCGAAACGCAGGAAGAGAAACAAGAACCGTAAAACACATAGGAAATGAGTAGGTTTGAGAAAGAAATTCTTCCTTTTATAGAAGAGGAAATTATGCGAAAACTCCGTACATACAATGTGTACAGTACAAAGGAGTATGAAGACATACGAAAGGCAGTGAGGTATTCAATCAGATTTTGCAAGAAACATAAAATTGTTCGATATGAAGATAAAGATTAAATAAATAAAGGAACGAGAAATGAAAAAGTACAAGGTTTTATTTTGTGATATGGACGGGACGTTAATAGAAACTGCAAGCGGTGAGACGTTTCCGAAGGGTATATGGGATATGAAATTTAAGTTTGATGTCCTGGATGCAATAAAGAATTTGAATCCCGAAAAATCTTTATTGTGACAAATCAAGGAGGGATAGAAAAAGGGTTGGTGTTGCAATTATCTATTTATGTAAAATGCAAGTACGTGAATGACAGTATAATGGATTATTGCGACATTGATACGCGTTTTATGTATTGTGGAAGCAATAACAGAAGTGACCCTATGAGAAAACCGAATACAGGAATGCTTGAAAAACTTTTTAACAACTATAAATCATGGAATGCTGGTTTAAGTGAAAAAGATTGTTTGATGATTGGTGATGCAAGCGGTCTTGAAGGGCAATTTTCGGACAGTGACAAGAAAACAGCCGAGAATTTCGGTATAGACTATATGGATGTCAGCGAGTTCGTAAATGTTTACGGGGAAGGGGTATAATTATGGAAGTAAAGAACGGAATAATAATAGATGGAGTGCTGCATGAAGCTGCGAATTATCCAAATGACTATGAATGTACTATATGTTCTCTTCGTAAGGAATGTGATGAATTAGAGAATCGTAGTGATGAATGGATTTGCAGGCTTATTGATTGTAAGTATTTTATCAATCGTGGCAAAGTAACAGACATTAAGATAGATAAGGAGGAATAACAATGGAAAGCGATAAACTTATATTAGATGCTTGTTGTGGCAGTAGAATGTTTTGGTTTGACAAGCATAACCCTTTGGTTTTATTTGTAGACAAGCGTTCAGAAACACTTACAGCTAAGGACAAAGATAGAATCAGAACTATAGATGTAAAACCGGATGTAATAGCCGATTTTACTAATTTGCCGTTTGAGGATAATTCTTTTTATATGGTGGTGTTTGACCCACCGCATCTAAAAACACTTGGTGAAACCTCATGGATGGCTAAGAAATACGGTAAACTGTCAAAAGATTGGAAATCACTTATACACGACGGATTTGCCGAGTGTATGCGCGTCTTGAAACCTAATGGAACGCTCATTTTCAAATGGAACGAAAGTGAGATAAAAGCTTCAGAAGTTTTGTCCGTTATCCCTTTTAAGCCTCTATTTGGACATACCACTGGAAGGCAGAGCAAAACAATATGGATGTGTTTTATGAAGAGAGAAGACGATGAATAATACAGAAGAAAAGCATTGCAGTATATGCGTGCATTATGAGATATGTGCCAATTTTCAGATGTATTGTCACGCATTGAAAAGACGCATAACGGCAAGAAAGCAGGCGAAGAACTGTAAGTATTTTGAATATAGATGGAGGAATAAATAATGCATCAGTGTAATTATTGCTGTTGGTATAACGAAAGATACGGGAATTGCGATTGTCCGTATGTAATGAAGAAGTCAGCTTGTGATAAAGCTAAAAAGGAGAAAGAAAGGAGTGAGAAATGAAATTAAAACATCCATTAGATTGGTATAACGAAAACACACCATCGGAAGATGAAGAATACGAAAAGGGATGTCTATCTATTGCCTTGATAGTAGTAATCATTTTCATTGCATTAACGGTTGTAATTTTATCTTATGAATTATGAAATCAAAACAAGTATTATCAATAGAACAAATGAAGCACTTGCAGGAGCTTGGATTAGATACAAGTGATGCAAGTATATATTGGGCAAGAGTGTCGCATGGAAGCCGTATTGACGACAAATCAAAAGGTGTATGGTTTTTGAGTTTACATAAAGAATTTCAGACTTGTGGATTTATGTCATATGAAATCTTTCCTACTTATACTTTGCAGGATATTCTGGATAAGTTGCCAGAATCAGTACAGGTATATGATTTGTACATATTTAAGAAAGTGGGTTTGTGGTGGCTCAAATATGTAGACGTAACGAATAATGGAACCGTTCGTTTAGAAAAAATGCCGAGGTTGATAGATGCAGCCTATTATATGTTATGTTGGTGCATTCAAAAGGGGTTTGTTAAAACTAATAAGGAGGTTAAAGATGGAAGAAAAGAAAATTGATTGGGAACAGAGGCGTTATGAAATAGCGAAAGCTGCAATGCAAGGATTTTGTAGCAATTCACAGAAACAATTTATAAATGTTGATTCAAGTATAATGGCAAAATTGAGTATTTGTTTTGCTGATGCACTGATAAAGAAATTGAAAGGAGAATAACTATGGAAGCACATGTAATGAAACTTGAAAACAACTGTGTGATTGTTGACGAGGAATATTTTAACGAGATAAAGAAGCAGTCAGAATTTAACCAGGAAAGGATAAATGAGATTGCAGAGGAAAAGTTTTTGGAATACGTCAAAGAAAGCGGTATCAAACTTTCCTACGAAGTGAACGGAATACCTTATATATTTCATCATGACTTGTTGAGTGAATTGAACTATGAGGAAAGAGGATATCCGGAATCCGTGTCAGAAAGGGTGAAGCATGTTATTGCAGATGATATAACCGAGGCTTTGAATGATAAGTTTAAAGGACTGAAAGACGAGGCTTTGAATTATGCCTTAAGTGAGTTTGACAAACAGAAACACGGTTTAGAGGCTACTGTAAAAATATGGAAACATTTCGCATTAATCTTTATCATTACAACTATTGTTCTAACAATTAGACTATTTTTATTGTGAAATGATGTTAAACAACCTACATTTTACACATAAGCACTTGCGTATGTCATAACATAATCTTATCTTTGCAATGTGAGATTAAGAGATGAAAAGTCAAACAAATAAAAAAGATAAGGTTATGAAAGAAAGATTTTTAGAAAAGTTCATTATGATGGAGTTTGTGAAAGGCAATTTGGATTCACAGGAACAAGTCAATGATATGGTTTCTTTGATACAGAGAAAGTTGGGTGTATCAGTAGAGAACGCAGGAGAATTTTTAAGAAAAGCGGTTGGATTGATTTAACAATAACAATTTGTTTTCTTCATATTATAGGGCTATGTTTGTAGCCCTAATTTTTTAAATCTAAAGAAAATGGCACAAAAATTGTCTGCCGGATTCATGGCAGAATTATTCAAGCTTGTGTATATGGATTTGAATATCACCAGGATGGTGGTAAATAATCTGACTTATCAGTTAATACCCAAAGAGTGGCCCGGGTTCAAATTCTTGCTAAAAGAGGCAACAGAAGTATTAAAGGAAAAAGATAAGATTCCTTCTTTGGGTGTGGTGTCTCAAAAATACGCTGACAGCGATTTTGTGATTGAGGCAATAGATGCCGTGCAGTCTGCCGCCAAAGTAGACAAGGAAATTATTATAGACCAGATGGAAGCGTACATTAAAGATGTGGAATTCCAGCTACTTTCTAAAAAAGTACATGATTTGTACGAAGAAGGAAAGAAAGAAGACGCTATACGGGTAAATGCGGAAGAGAGTCAAAGAATATTGTCCCTATCATTAAGGCATGAAGCAGGTGGTTTCCAAAAGGTTTTTGCCGATTTTGACAAGAGAATGAGAGGAAGACGGGAAGAGGAAGACGGGGAAATTCCGTCACGTGTAATGTTCGGACTTGATAAGATAGATGATATTTCAGAAGGTGGTGCCACGATAGAAGATACCGTATTATGGATTATGAGGTCGGGTGTGGGTAAATCAACTGCATTAAGATATCATGGGATGCAGGCAGCCTTTGATGGACACCCGGTCTTGCATATACAGTTGGAGGGTGGTGCGCGTGCGTGCCTGGAAAGATACGACCAGTTCTGGACGGGACAAAAATACGGGAATATCCGAAAGGGTGTCATAGATGATAAGCTGGCAGAAAAGCTTGACAAGGCGTTTGAAAACATAAAATCCTATTCTAAGGACATAGATGTATATTCGTTTGAAAAATTCGGGCAGGCTACAATGGTGGATGTCCGTAATGTGATTGTATCTTATTACAAGAAAAACGGTTATTATCCGCATGTATTGATATTGGATTCTTTGGACCTTGTGGCAACCGGGACAAATAGAGTTGTAGACAACAACCCTACATTCAAAAAAGAAAAATTACAGACATGTGCACAACTTTTGAAAAACTTATGTGTAGAGTTTAAAATGGTGGGATTTACGGCAGCACAAGCTGGGAATGTGCCGTTGGAAATATGGGACAATTCGGACAAGGTAATAGATAGAAGTTATACGGAAGGGGATAGGACATTGGTAAAGCCGTTTTCTTTTGTGTTTACTGGGAACCGGACAAGAGAGGAGAAGAAACAGAACATAATGCGTATTTATATGGATAAAGTACGTGATTATGATACGGTAAAAGATACCTTCTCTATTGTGACGGATTACGGCAGGGGACGTTTTTGTGACAAGGCGCTGACAGCCGAATATTACGGAGGTGACAAGGGTTTCACATCCTCTACTCCTAATAAAAAGACAAGAAAGAAAAAGGATGAAGACGGTGAAAAGCAAAATGATGTTAAAACAGAGATGATTTAGACATACTCACTTGCTTATGTCATAACATAATCTTATCTTTGTAGTGTCTTCTTAAGGGAGACAAGAAAAAGAAGTCAAACAAATAAAGATAAGGTTATGTATAAGACAACTTTCATTTCAGCAGAAAAATTTAACACAAGATGTTTAGGGTTGATAAAAACGAGGTAATATCCGAACTGAATCTATCTTTGTTCGGGGCAAAGGGGTTCATGCAAGACCGGAACAAGGAATGCCCTTTTTGTAATAAAAGGGGGAAATGGGGGATAAAGTTTAATGATGCTGGAAATAACGGTGCGTTCCATTGTTTCAAATGCGGCATGAAGACCACCTTAAAAAAGTTCCTGGAGAAGATAGGAAGGAAGGACCTTATAAAGCAGGATTACGAAAACACCGTAAAAATGCAGAAATTAACGCCTCTAATAGATGATGAAGAAGAGAAAACAACAGAGGAAATTAAGGAATGCACCCTTCCTAAAAAACTGGAATATATAGAAAAGGACGAATATTTGGATAAGAGGGGCTTTGTAAAAAGATATTATGAAGAATTCCGTCCGGCAGAAACAAAATTCTTTCTCGAAAGAAAGCTGCATGATAAGTTCATATTCCAGTTTACCATGAACGGCAAATTAGTCGCATGGCTGGCACGTTCAAAGAAAAGTAAGGATTGGCACGAAGAAAACCTTCAAAGGTTTAAGGAGGGTAAAGAAAAGCTTGTATTGAGGTATGAAAATTCACGTGACGGATTTTCCCATGTGATAGGAGGGTATGACAATATAACGGACGAGACGGACACGGTTATAATCGTGGAAGGGATGTTTGACTATATATCGGTTGACACGAAATTGCATCTTTATGAATCACCGGATATAAAGTGCGTGTTTACATTCGGTAACAATATGGGGCTAAGCCAGATAAGGCTATTGAGGGACAAACCGGGCATAAGGAACGTGATTTTGATGTACGACCCCGACAAGCCGGAAATGATTAAGACAGTATCAATGACCTTACAAAGATATTTCAATGTACAGATTGCCGAACTGGAAGACAAGAAGAAAGACCCTGGAGACGCGACACAAGAAGAGCTTCTAAGGGCGCTTGACAATATGACGGAACCGATTAATTATTATACAAGACATTTATAGTGTTGATTTTTTGCCATTTATCCTAATTTTTGTTAGATTTGAAGTCAAAAATAAGGATATGGAAAAATCACGGAAAATCAGTCTGGAGCAGTTTGTAATTAACTTGCAATTGGAGTATTTGAGTTGTAGATTACGCTCGATAGTTTACAATCGTATAGAAAGTGTCGAGCTTGTGAAGATATATAAGGACATAGCGGAGAAGAAGAAAGCAAAAATTCTGAACTTGAAACAAAGGTTCCGTCTTGGTACGATGTTCGATAGTGACAAGGCGTTTTCTGATTTTTATTTGAAGGAATTTTTGCAGGAATACGGGTTGCCGAACTTGCAATATTCGGAGAAAACGAAAAAGTCGGTTATGTTTTGGGACAGGTTCCACCTATTGAAACCAGGCACTATAGTGATATACAAGGGAAAGGAATATAAGGTGAAAATAAACCATCCAAATGACGATAATGTGGTAATATGGGTTAATGACATACCGGAACAGATTCCTTATACCTACTTCAAAATGAGATGGTTAGAAAAAATAGATATGAAAGACTTAAAATAATGGAGATAACATTTGTTTATCTCAAAATTTAATTGTTATATTTGCAGTACAATTTAAAAACAAAAGTAATGGACTATTTCGAGTATGAAGAAAAGGCGGCTACTACAGCTTGCTATAATGAAAAAGTGGCTTTGTCCTATGTAACACTTGGTTTGTGTTCAGAGATGGGAGAAACCTATGAGAAAATCAATAACGAGGCAGAAACGGAAGAAATCTCTAAAGAAATTGGAGATATGTTTTGGTATCTCGCTATGATTCGCAAAGAGTGCAATCTCGATATTGAAGGCTGGGATTGGAAAGAATCGCTGGCAAATGCGGAAGGTGCAGGTGTGTTTGATTTGCCCGTGGAAGTTGGAAAGATTGCAGACCAGGTTAAAAAGTGGTTGCGTGACGATTGGAAAGAAGCCGAGCAGAATGTATTTCCGGAAGAAAGAAAGAAAGCTGTTTTGGAAGCCTGGAAAAACGCCTGGAAGGTTATAAACAGTATGATTAACCGCGTCGGTCTTGATACAGAAAAGATTGCCGAACAGAATATCGAAAAACTGTTTTCACGCAAACAGCGTGACAAAATTCATGGAGCAGGAGACAACAGATGAGAAATTTTGACAAAATATTAATGACCGGGGCGCAGGGTACAGGGAAAACAACCCTATTGAAAGCCTTGCAGAACGAACCGGAATTTGACAACTGGAAGTTTTACACGAATGTTGTCAGAACGATGGTTGAAGAAGAGGGAATAGCTATCAATAAGGAGGGTACTTCTGAATCACAAAAGAAAATATTCGACAAATACACCCAAATAATGGAAGATGCTATGAAACAACCTTCCATTAGTGACAGATGTATTATTGATGTGAACGCGTACACTTCATGGCTTTTTGACAACTGTAATCCGAAAGACAAGGATTATAACAACCTGGCAGAAGAGGACTTCAAAGAAAAGCGCCAGATTGTAAAACGGAAATACGAATTTCCTTTGCTTGTCTATCTTCCTATTACATTCAGATTGCAGGGTGACGGTGCGCGTTCGGAAGATGAAGAATACCAGAAAGAAATAGACCGGAAAATAAAGCAGATTGTCGATAATTACGGAATACCCTACATTTCTGTTTCCGGTTCAACGGAAGAACGAGTACAGCAGATTAAAGATGCCGTATTCGGGAAAAAGGAGGACTGATGTATGGAATTTTCTTTGTTGACTTTAAGAAATGTTGGTCGGAAGCTTGGAATACAGAATGTTTCCGGATTCAGAAAGGAAGACCTTTTGCAACAAGTTGTTGAAAGACTAGAAGCAAAGGGAAAGACGCTTGAAGAATATGCAAAGGAGGTATCTGTAAACACCCAAAAAGGGTATGTAAAGAAAAAGTTCAATCTTTCACCTAAAGGAGAAAACCCGTACAAGAAAGGGAGTATATCATATAAGGTATGGGAAGAACTTGCAAAGAATGACGGTCGGTCATTCAGCCGGATTGCAAAAGAGCTGGGAACGCATTACAACGTTGTTTCCGTTTGCTGTAGAAACCATTTTGACAAATCATAAACTTGCCGTTTTTTATTAGATTTGATTTTTCACAGGGAGTGTAAGTAAATACGCTTCACTCCCTTTTTATACCCTAAAAATATGGATGAACTGTATAAAGATTTAATCAAATATTTGGAGGATAACTTTCTGTCTTTCAATGCTTTGGATAATTATATTATAGAGATTGACGGGCAAACATTCGAGTTGTTTGAACCTTTCCAATGGGACAAAGAGGATAACGGAATTTTCTTTGACGATTCGTTCCAGTGGGTAGGAGACAGAACGGAATGCGACAACTATGTCTTCCGGTTCGGTGATGTATGGTATTACCTTAAAAAGGGAGACGAGAATAAAGTAAAACTTAACCGATTGCAGTATATCGGAAAGGCAAATTTGTTTGACGAAAGCTTGAGATTTGACACCTATATAGGTGTGCACGGCAATTTTGAATTGATGAACGGAATGCACTCTTATTCCGATTGGGTAGAAAAAGCGAAATTTTTAGGAATAAAAGCGCTTGGTATATGCGAAAAGAATACGCTTGCATCAGCGTTCAAGTTTCAGAATGCGTGTCTAAAAAGTGATATAAGACCTATATTCGGTATGGAAGTTACTGTATATAACGAGCAGAAGGACGTGCGATATACAGTAAAGCTGATAGTCAAGGACAAGGAGGGATGGAATAACCTACTGAAAATAAATAAGATTCTGAATGTCGACGAAAAAGGCTTTATCACGGAAAAGGAATTGCAAGAAATGAAAGACGGGTGTTTCTTGTTGTTTGACCCGAAAACATGTATGTTTGAAAATCTCCCCATATTGTCAAGAAAATGGAACGATACCTATTACCAGCTTGATACTGTGGAATACAAGAAGAATGACCAGGATAAAAAATATCTTGACAATCTGAAAAAATTCGTGGGTGTATATAAACCCGTGGCGGTATGTGACGCCTGGTATCTTGAAAGGCGGTATGCCCCTATAAGGGAAAAGCTTAACAGGCTGGCAAAGGTTGCGAATTATGAGAGTGACAACCAGTATATGAAGAATTACCAGGAATATTACGAAGAATTGTCAAAACTGATATTGAATGAAGACAAGTTTTTCGGACTGTTTGAAGAAGCTTTGGTAAATCTTAATTACATATCGGTAAACTGTAATTATTTGCTGGAAACACAGGTAAGACACGCACCTAAATATGTAATGACGGAAGAGGAGAAAAAGAAATATGCTTCCAATACAGAAATGTTTGAATCGCTTGTCTTTGACGGACTGGCAGAACATCCAGAAATACTGGACAGATACAGCGAAGAGGAACTGACAGAAAGACTTAACACGGAAATATCCATCATAGAGGAAGGTGACGTAGTGGACTATTTTTTGATGTTGAGGGATATTATTAGATGGGGAAGAGACAATAACATTTTGGTCGGATTGGGCCGCGGAAGCAGCGCTGGAAGCCTCGTTTCTTATCTCCTTGGTATTGTCAATGTAAACCCGTTGGAATACGAACTCCTATTCAGTCGATTTTTGACAAAGGGTCGTTTAATTCGGCATGAAGAGGAAGAGATAATAACGATAAATGGAGAAAAGGAAATATCCGGGAATACCTTTATAAAGATTGTCCGGAATGACGAGGAAATGATAATTAGAGCCAAAGAGTTAAAAGAAGGTGACGAACTGATAAACGAGTAATGGTATGATAGTAAAAAATATTGAAATAAAGCGTCGGGCAAAGACCGTATTAGGGTCAATGCCCGATATAGATACCGACTTTCCCGGCAGAAGACGGGACGAGATAAAAGCTTACATGGAAGAACGGTTCGGCAAGGAGCAGGTTTGTTCGCTTGGCACCTATACTACCTTCCAATTAAAAGAGGCAATATCCGATATGGCGCGTGCAGACGGTATACCAGTACAGTTATACAGATGGTTTACCGCTTGTATTGGAGATGATAAAGAAAAGACGATAGAAGAGTTTTTCAAGACTGTATGTGGGAAAGAGGACCTAAAGAAGTTTGTCAAGGAACATACAGAAACGTTTAATGATATGATGGTTATTCTTGGTTCGCCTAAAAGCCAGTCAGTGCATGCGTGCGGAACCGTAGTGTTGCCGGACGGAAAAACGTCTTATGAATGGATGCCCGTACATACACAAAAAGGACTTGTGGTTACGGACTGGGAAGGTTCGGAAGTGGAAGAGGCAGGCTTCTTAAAGGAAGATGTTTTGGGGATTATCCAGTTGGACAAGTTCGAGGAAATGTTACGCTTGATAAAGGAAAATCACGGAATAGACGTTGACATATACAGCTTGCCTTTGGACGATAAACAAGTATTCGAGTATGCAGGCAAAGGATGGTTGGGCGATGTTTTCCAGCTTGGTTCAGCCGGATTATCTGGATATTGTGTAAAGATGAAACCGGAAAACATAAACGAACTGTCTGCATGTGTAGCCCTCTATAGACCCGGACCTATGGAAAACAATTTTCACAATGAATATATTTTGCGGAAGAACGGGGAAAAGGACTGGACAGAAGAAATGCCTATAGGCGGTGAAGAAGTGGTGAAGAAAGATTTTGGACTACTTGTCTATCAAGAAAGTATAATGTTATTAGCCCAAAAACTTGCCGGATTTGATTCTGAAACAACAGACCTTTTGCGTAAATGTTTGGGGAAGAAGGATTTAAAGAAGATAAAACTTTATAAAGACAAGTTTATTACTAATTATGCAAAAAATTTTGCTTCTAAGGGTGTCACAAAGGAATACGCGGAAAATCTTTGGAACCAAATGGAAGAGTTTGCAAAATATTCGTTCAACAAATCTCATTCCGTATGCTATGGTATGACCGCTTATATATGCCTATGGCTTAAGGTACATTATCCTATTGAGTATTGGAGTGCTACATTCTCGTTTGCGAAAGATGAAAAGATACCTTATTATGTAAACGAAATACAGCAGTCCGGTGAGATAAAGATACATCCAGTAGATATCAACAAGTCAGATATAAACATTGTGTCCGATTATCGTACAAACAGTATGTATTGGGCATTCAACGCAGTAAAACAATGTGGGGAAAGAGCACAGGAACATATATCGGAGGAGAAAAAGAAGAACGGGCCTTTTTTCTCTTTGGAGGAATTTATAGACAGATGTGTAATTAAAGGCAGTCCGGTAAATAAATCTGTCATTGAGAATTTGATATTTGCAGGAGCGTTCGACGAATTGGAGAATATCCAGGAACCTAAAGACCGTTTGGCGCTTATTGAGATGTACCGCGAGAACAAAAGGGTTAAGATATTGGAGGATAAGGATTTACTTACCAATATTATGAAAGTCCGAAAAGAACGCAATAATTGGTGGTGGCTGTTGCAGCAAAAAAGAACGTCCGGTTTTGCATTTTTTGATTATTACGATTTGGTAAATGAATATCATATGCCTAAATTAGACGACGAAACGGAATTCCAGGATGTGTCGCAGATAAAATTTTGGGATATTAATTCAAAGAAAACCCGTCGTGCCGTGATAGGCGGTTATGTGATTGAGATAATAGAGAGGAAAAGCAAGAAGGGCATATTTGCCACTATAGTATTGGAAAGTAATTATGAGTTTATAAATGTAACTATTTTCCCAGAGTTGTTTGAAGAATACGGAGAGTTTTTAAGGGGTAGTAAAAAGAACATTTTGTTGGTTAACGGTGTGATTGTGTGGGATAAGTTCAGAGGAGAATATATTTTGCAGGCGAATGTTAATTCATTGTTTACAGTATTGACGTAAAGATATTTTGATATGAAAATTATGGTAGAAATCGGTACCAAGACCGTTGTTTTGGTATCACCGGACAAGGACGAAGAAATAGAACTTGACGATGTTACGACAATCAATTACTCGAACCTCTATGGAGAGGCGGTAACGGTATCTGGATTGCTTAACAAGGTCGGTCTAATGAAAGTTGAATATGAGAAGAAAGCGAAGGAAGAGAAACTGTTTTGTGATGTGTTTGCAGCTAATTTGAGGAAGAAATTAAGGCGAGAAGCGGCTACGAATGGAGGAAGAATAACGATTGATGGAGAATCTTTTAAGCTGACTGAAAAAGGATTGGAGGACGCTATATTACTCAATGAACAGTATCAGAAAAATCTGATGAATCTTATTGAGATAGAATCGAAGCGAGACAAGTTAGACACCCTATTTTGGGCAGTACAAAGCAAGGACAAGAAACTTAACAATTTGTTGCCAAAGATTGTGCCGCAAGACTTTGAAAAAGAGCTTATTGAAGGAAAAATAAATACTTTTAAGATAGTAAAAACAGATTATTAATTTTTAAAAATTTTGTATTATGGCATTTGACAGAAGTAAGTACAAGAAAGCGAGTGTTGAATCAATTGACGAAACAGAAGGGAAACCAGCCGCAACAATGGGTGGCGGCTTCGGACAGGGCGGCAGGGCCTCATTTTTTAATTTGAGCGAGGACGGAAGATATGTATTGCGTGTATTGCCGTCGTTGACAGGAAAACCCTATATGCCGAGAAAGACGGTTAAACTGCCTATTGAGTGTGCGGTATATGACAAGGACGGAAAAGATACCGGGAAGAAGGAAATCAGACAAAGAGATGTCTTTACTTCTGACATCCACAGCAACCGGATGAATGGCGAGGATGCAGTGTTGACCTATATCAGTCATGTGTATAACCTGGCAAACGATATCCAGGACAAGGACGAGCGCGCAAAATTCCTTTATCCCATCAGCGGTTATCGCAACAAGCAAAAACAATGGATATGGGGCATGAAAGCCATGCTTAACTATGTGGCTTATGTATGGGCCGAAAATGACGTGTACCGTCTTGATTTGCGCCCGGATTGGTGGAAGAAAATGAAGAACATTTCTATGGAACGTGCAGGCGGTTCTGACGATGGTATTATTAATCTCGACATCTTTTCTGACCCGGACGAAGGTTACCCGTTGATTGTTAACGTTACCACGGACGAAAACAAAAAGAAAAATTTCGACATTACTTGCGGAATGCCGGATGCTAATAAGCGCCAGACTTGGGACGATTTCTTTGCTAAAAACCGTGTATCAGACGAAGTGTTCGGTATCATGGAAGAATTGCCTACCCTGGATGATATGTATGTGGACGTATTTTCACGCAAAGACTGGGATATGCAGTTGGAAGGATTGGAAAGAATCGACGAGGAACAATCATACGGTATTTTCCAGGACGACGTATTCTTGAACAAACTCGAAGAACTTGACAAATTGGTTCCGGAAGAGGACGAAATCAAGGAAAAGAAAGCTCCTAAAAAAGCCCCCGAGACAAAGAAGGTGAAAACGGAGGAACCGAAAGAAGAGCCAACAAAGACGGAAAAGAAAGCAGGCGGTTATCCTACATTGATGAACCTCAAAAAGGAACTCCGTGCCTACATTGCCGATAACTACGAAGACAAGGAATTACCGGAAGAGTTGACTGTAGCAGAACTCCGTAAATGGTACGACATTGCACAGGAAGGTGGCGAACTGCCTTTTGAGGATTACGAAGAGCCGGAAGACGAAGAAAAAGGAACAGAAGAGACGAAACCGGAAGATACGGCAGTTGAAGAAAGGGAAGCATCAGCAAGCGTTCCTAATTCTATTGCATCACGGTTGAGAAACTTGAAAGCGAGAACTTCAAAATAAATCATACAAGGAAGGGTAATTTCTACCCTTCCATTATTCCTATTATTATGAAAAATCTTTACAGAATAATTCTCATTTCGGGGATGATAATATTACTCGTATTGTTATTTCTATCTATCAAGAAGGCAAGGGAAAACGAAAGGTTGCTATATGAAGTAGAATTTTATACTGATTCCTTAAACAGATACACGAAGATTTACAACTCTGAAAGTTTTTCCAGATTGAAAAAAGAAAACAAAGAGTTGTACAGCCGATTGAAGGAAAAAGAAGCACTTGTAGAAGCGGTGGAATTTGAATGGAAATACAAGTATGAAGGACTGGAAAGAGAGGTTTCCGAATTGAGGAAAACGGACAGCCTCTATACATTCAAGGAAGAAACCGATACGGTAGGATATGATTTGCAAGTATGGGCTACACACCTGGCAAAGTATAAGATTAACTTCAATTTAACCAACAAGTTTTTATTGACAAATCAGCGTATAGGAGACAGTAACCGTATGGAGATAACTTCCCAATTACCCGGAAAGATAGGCGATGTCACAATGTGGACGAAACCGGAGAAAAAGAAAAGATTCGGTTTAGGGTTGTCCGTAGGTGCCGGATATGGAGTATTCAATAAAGATTTTGATGTGTTTGTAGGATTGAGTGGAACGTATTTAATTTGGTAAGATTATGTTTGTACAGATAAACAATAAGAGGATAAAGATTACCTCTATCAGCAGATACAATGACGAGGGATATTCACAGTCAACTCAGAAGTTCAGAATCGCTTTGAAAATATCCAATGTCTGGGAAAGCTTCTATTTTGACAAGGAAGTAGAGAAAGATAATGTTTTGAAAAATCTTGACAATACATTAAAGGTAACTGCATTATGACCGGGAAAATGATAATAAGTACAGACTGGCATTTGAAGCCGTCCAATATCGAAGAAATAACGGAATTGCAAAGGCAGGAATTGAACGTAGCGGAAGACAACGGTATAACCAATCATGTGTGGCTTGGCGATATATTCGATTCCCGTATATCACAGAGACAGGACGTTTTAAATGCTTTCTCCTCTATCCTTGATATGTATGCGAGGATGGAACACACAGTATATTGTATTCCTGGAAACCACGATAAGAGTGACTATAGTTCGGACAGGTCGTTTCTGGATGCGTTCAAGTATCATAAAGGGTTCAGATTGATAACTGATTTGGACGCTTTCGAGATAGGTGGTGTAATATGCTATTTTATGCCGTTTTTCGACAATGCGATATGGTTAAAAGGGATGGGCGATGTGTTGAAGGAAAAGAATCATAAGACGCATATACTGTTTACTCATATCGCTTTCCAGGGAAGCAGGAATAATGACGGTAGCGAGGTAGAAAGTGATATAAAACCTTCTTTGTTTAAAAATTTCGGCATGGTCTTTTCTGGACATTATCACGATTTCCAGGAAATAGGTAAAAATATTGTACACCTTGGAAGCATCACACAGAACAATTTCGGGGAAGATGATAAAAAGGGGTTTTGGTTATTGGATGATGATTTGACATACGCGTTTATTCCGTCAAAAGGAAAACGGTACAGAAAAGTCACCGTGAACCTGGAAAACACGACTTTCAAGCAAGCGGATAAGATTGTAAAAGATTTTCAGAAGAAAAACAAGGAAGATTTTATTCGTGTTGAATTCGTGGGCACAAAAGATGCAATTTCCTCTATCGATAAGGAAGAATATAGAAAGCTTGGTGTGGATGTCAAAGTTAAGTCCGTAGAACTGGAAACGGAAGAGGTGGAGACAGCAGAAGAAATCAAAGCTTTGTCCGGTTCCGATATTGCAGAAAAATTCAAGGGATTTTGCGAACAGAACGATTACTCCTATAATGAAGGAATGGAAATTTTAAAGGAGGTGTTATAATGGGATTGGAAGAATTATTTGGAAGAATAGAGAAACGTTTCGGAAAGGAAGCGGTAGTAGGCAACGATATAAAGGTAGACACTGTGTCTTCCGGCAGCATGGCATTAGATGAAATATTGGGAGGCGGTTTTGCGCTTGGAAGAATACACGAAATATACGGAGGATTTTCGAGCGGCAAAAGCTCTGCGGCATTGCATCTAAGTGCATCCGTACAGAAAACGCTTGGGAAAGCGGTGGGGTATGTAGATACAGAACAAGCACTTGACCTGGAATATGCAAAAGCACTTGGAGTTGATTTAAGCCGCGACAAGTGGATAATGTCGCAGCCGGATAGTGCGGAACAGGCGCTTGAAATCGTGCGTGAGATGCTGGAGGTGCCGGAAATCGGATTGGTAGTGCTTGATTCGGTTGCCGGATTGGTGCCGGAAGCTGTTTTGCAGGGTGAGGCAGGAGATGCAAAGATAGCGCTTGTGGCGCGCCTTATGTCACAGCAGTTAAGTATCTTAAAAAACGTATGTAAGAAAAACGGAAACATCCTCCTATGTATCAATCAGACGAGGCAGAAAATCGGGGGTATGGGATTCGGTCCTACGACAACCACACCAGGAGGTGAAGCCCTTAAATTCTATGCCACACAAAGAGCGGAATTTGCCCGTATAGGCACGGAAAAGACCGATGGAGTGGCAACAGCTAATAAGACACAAATAAAGGTTGTAAAGAATAAGATTGCACCTCCTTTCCGTGTGTGCCAGGTAATGTTAGAGTATGGTGTAGGATTTGACACGATACAGGAGCTTATAGATATGTCTATAAGGGAGGGGATTTGTTCTAAAAAGGGCGCCTGGTTTTACTATGGCGAGACACGGTTAGGACAAGGAATGGATAACGCTAAAAAAGCGTTGTCGGATAAGGATTTGTTTAATGAAATTAAAAATAAATTGACAGATAAATTATGTACCCCGAAAGATTGATATTAAGAAATTTTTTGTCATTTGAAGAACTTGACTACACCTTTACAAAGCAGACTTTAGGAGTGACTGGGGAGAACCGGACAGAGGAAGACCAGCTAAGTAATGGTAGCGGAAAAGCGTTGTCTTTAGATAGCGATATTGTTACCCCTACTGGAATGATAAAAATGAAAGATGTAAAGGTAGGAGATATAATCAGCGGGTCAGATGGTAAACCTCAATATGTAATAGGAGTTTACCCACAAGGGGTAATGGACTGTTACAAGGTTACTTTTACTGATGGTACAGAGGTGAAATGCAGTGATGAACATATCTGGAAAGTAGCGTCGTACCAGGATAATAAAAACTGGAAATTAAGAACAATTAAAGAGTTAAGGAAAAGTGAGTTAAGACAAACACCGAAAAATGAAAAAGGTTATTACGGAGAAGGAAGTCATAAGATATTCGGGCCTTTGAAATGGAGGGTACCGGCTTCTCCTATTACAGATTTTGAAGAAAAAGAAGTTAAGATAGACCCTTATACATTAGGGGTTTTATTGGGAGATGGTTATTTCGGAGCAAACAATAGTAATGATTGTAATATAACGAATCCGGATGAAGAAATAATAAACAGGATTATTTTGCCGGAAGGGTTGTATCTTAAAAAAACTTTCCCCCATAAGAACAAACGGTGCCCCGAATTTTCTATTATAGGAACGAAAGAGAATAACGTTCCAACGATGAACAGTTATCTGGATATATATAAACTTAAAAATAAAAAATCGTATGAAAAATTCATTCCGGATGAATACAAATATAACAGTGCGGAAGTTCGTTTGGAAATATTAAGAGGGTTGTTAGATACAGACGGGACACAATCCAGAGAAGGAAGGATAGAAATTGACTTATCTTCCAGACAGATGATAGAAGATATTTCTTTTATTGCACGAAGTTTGGGGTGTATATGTATGGGGATAAGAAAACGTATTCCGTGGTATTCAAAAAACGGGGAACGTGTATATTGTCGGCCTTCCTATAGATTGACAATAATTCCACCTAAAGGAATGAAACTATTTCATTTGACAAGGAAAAATATCAGTGAGGATGTAGAAAAGAAGAAAATAAACTGCGTTACAAAGAGAATAAAAGACATTGAATATGTAGGGAAAGAAGAACTGCAATGTATAGAGGTGTCAAACGAAGACGGTCTGTTTATGACAAATAATTTTACTTTGACACACAATTCAACATTGGCACAAGGTTTGTTCTATGCGATATATGGTGTTAATCTAAGAGGAAAAGAAGATAAAAAACTGATACGTAAAGGAACGAAAGAAGCTTATACCAAAGTTGAAATATTTTGTCAAAAACGGAAAGAAACGCTGATAATTGAGCGTACAATTCCATTGAAAAGTTCTTCCAAAGTATCGCTGACCCTAAAGAAAGATGATGTGGAGACACCCGTAACGGTAGCCACTGTACTGGATGCGAATAAATACGTGATTAACTGGATTGAGATTACACCGGAAGACGCCAAGTCCTATTATATCGTAACCAAGGGTAATTATTCGTCTTTTTTTCGTTCGTCCAATACGGAGAAACTTGCCTTGATAAGTCGCTTTGTCAATTTCTCCAATATTGACAAGACAAAAGGCGTGATTTCCGAAAAAGTCGGAATATTGGAACAAGAATTGCACAAAGAAGAATGCTTGAAAAATGTTGCGGAAGGCAAGAAACAAGCCTATGAGGAACAGATACAGCAAGTGTTAAGCGAAGACCCGGAAGAAAAGAAAAAGGGTATTATAGGTGAGATTCGGTCAGAAATATATTCTTTACAAATTCTTATTGAAGACCTTGTAAGGATGCGTATTCCCAAAGCGGAAAAGGATATCGAAGGCGTAGACAAGGATATCGAAGGGCTTATAAAGCTGAAAGAAGAAGTAAGTAAAGAACTTGAAAGCTTTGATATGGATGCTTACAAGGACACCTATAAGGAGATAGACACGGAAATAGCCGGATTGAAGAAAGACAAATCGAACAAGGAGGAAAGGCGTAAAGATTACGCATTGAAATTAGCTGATTATGAGAAGAAATTACAGAAGGTTGAAGTATTGCTTTCTGGCGTCATTGTGTGCCCTAACTGCAATCATAAGTTTTTTATGGATGCTGACAAGGATTTTGAAGAACTGGAGGCTGACAAAGAGGCTTATAAAACAGCCATTGATAAGAATACAGTAAAGAAAAACGAATATGAGACCTCTATAAACGAACTGGAAGACCTTATCTCCCAATACCAGGATGTACGGAAAGAGACGGAAGAGGAAGAACGAAAACTGCGTGTTCGTCGTGGAAAGGTGGTTGACAAGCTGATGGAGGTCGAAGACCGCATAAGGGAGTTTGAACGCGAGAAAAAAGGATATGAAAGCTCTATTGTGAAGATGCGTTCAGAAGTCGAGACAAACCGTTCTCTTATTGATTCTAAGACCAGGTATATAGAGGAGCTGAAAAAGCAGAAAGCGGAAAGACCCTCTATTAAAGACCAGGAAAAGGCGGTAGAAAAACTTTCCAAGGACATAGAGGAAGGCAACAAAAAAATTCTTGACATAAAGAACGGCATTTTTAAGGTACAGCAATGGGATAGTCGATTCAAGGACTTTAAGATGTATTTGGCAATGGAGCAGATAAAGAATATCCAAAGCGCAGCCAACGATGTATTAAAAAAGATGAAAAGCGATTTAAGGCTGATGATTGAAGGCTTCAAACGGAACGCGAACGGAGCATTGAAAGAGGAGATAACACCCTATGTTTTCCGTGACGAAATGGAAAACTTTTTCTTCTATTCGGGCGGTGAACAAGCACGTGTGGAAGTGGCTCTTATCATTGCAATACAAAGCATGATTAATGCCACAAAACAATACGGGGGTATGGACTTTTTGTTACTGGATGAAGTGCTGGAAAGCAGCGATTCTTTGGGTATAGAGAATATAATAGCCTCTACGGAGTTTTTGAAACAATCAATATTGATTGTTACGCATGTACCAAAGCTTAATGACGAGATAAAGCAACTTAAAGTAATAAAAGAAAACGGAATATCAAGACTGGAGGTGTAACATGAAAGTATTTATGGGATTTGACCCCGGAACAAAGGGGTTTGTATCAATGATTGCGGAAGATGGAACCTTTGTCAAGGCTGAACCCATCTTTAAGGATATTAAGGTAGTGGATATGATAGAGACGGCAAACAGGCTGCTTGCTTTTGTCGAAGGGTACGAAGTCCGGCATGTCGTGATAGAGGATGTGCATGCACTGTATGGTTCTTCGGCAAAAGGAACATTTACGTTTGGTTATAATTCGTGCGTGCCGGAATTCTTTTGTGCAATTGCCGGATTACCCTATACAAAGATACCGCCTAAAAAATGGCAGTCGGACATGCACAAGGGTATAAAGATGGTAACAAAAAATGATGGTACCAAGACAGTAAAGGACGTAAAGAAAATGAGTATCGTGGCTGCACACCGTATTTTCCCGGATGTGAGCCTAAAACGGTCCAGCAGGAGCCTAAAGGACGACGATAACTTTGCTGATTCTTTGTTGATGGCTGAATATGGACGTAGACATTTTAAATGATAATAGATATGATATACTGGAAATGCGAAAACAAGGAATGTACGGAATTCGGGAAGGAAATCATAGAGACGCGCCCGATGTTTAAATATACTAATAATGGAACTGTACCTATTAACATACCTTATTGTAAGGTATGCGGAAAACAGATGGGGTATCGTGAGGAATTGCCGGAAAGCGAAGGAGATATAAACGTGGCTTTCGCCTCTTTTGGTTCTCAGTCCAACGAAAATAAAGCCTCTATTCTTAAGGCGCGATATAAGAAAGGTCTTGAAAAAGACGGTGTTAGCGAAATGATAAAGGCTAAAAGGGAGAAAGTAACCAAAGACTTTTTCGGTGGGTGATATGTTAATCTTATGTTAAAATGACATAAGCAGTTGCGTATCTCATAACATAATCTTATCTTTGTAATGTGAGAAAGAGATAAAGGTCAAACGAATAAAGATAAGATTATGAAATCACTTGAAGAACTTAAGAACAGCATTTACGAGAAGATAAACGAAATTAGAGATTTCAATAATGATGATTCTAAAATGTTTAATGAAGATGGTAGTTACAACTACGATGAACTGGATGCTTTTCTTAGGAGACACAAGAAAAAGAACTATATGAAAGCCGCTTGCATGAGAATGATTAAAAATTATCTTGACAGATTGTATGACGGCTGGAAATTCTACGAGAAGGATTATCTTATTTATGTGAATGACTTTAAAAGATTTGGATAGTGAACGAATTAATAGAAAATATATGGACGCTTGTAGCTCTCACGGGATACAAGTTTATAACAGTGAATTTTTTAGGAACATACAAGGTGTTCCTGGTGGAAAATTTTGCTACGAAGACAAGGGATAACCCTTTCAATGAGGTACGCGGAGCGGTGGATATAACGGAAGATGTTAAGCACCTTACTTTCCAGTTGTCTGAATTGAACCCTATCGGAATAGATACCCGGTTACAGGGAAGACCGAGAAAGGATTTTAAGTTCGGAAGTGACGATTACATTTACTTTATTGCTAACAAGAAAAACGAATTTTGATATGGCAAGCGAAAGATTAACGATTAGTGAAAAAGATAGGATTGCAAAAAGCATAATCAAGCCTATTGTAGAACAATCAAGAAAAGAATTTGAAGATTTTGGAAGATTTGCCGACGAATTTTTCAAGAAAAATTTACCAAAAGATGTTATTGAATTTATGGATAAATACCCTAATGTAGTAAAAACCAAAGAATGTATTTATCTGGTAAGTTTTACACGCGAACGAATATACAATATAGTAAGTTATATTGAAGTAAATTATTTTGTATATTCGTTTATAACTGATGCAAAATTTGAAGAATTGAAAAATTCGACGGAAGCAAAACTTTTTGTCAATAGAATGATTGAGTTAGATAGGAAAGCATCTAATATCAAAAACCGGACAAAATGCGCACTTGAAAATATCAATACAACAAAAAAATTGAAAGATAATTTTCCAGAAGCGTATGTTATTCTCACGGAAACTTCTAAAGAAGATGTTAAGAGGAATGAATGTGACAATATAGAAAAATTACGTGCAGAACTTTCAAAATTATAATAATATGGTTAAGTCTAATTTAGACCCTAAAGTATTGGAGGGTAAAATAAAAGAATATAACAACGCCTATCGTAGAGGCGAACCGGAAATAACGGATGCGGAATTTGACGCGCTCGTAGAACAATTGTATGAGGTCAACCCAGATGCGGATTGGTTCAAGAAAGGGGTCAATGACGAGGTTTCGGGAAGAAAAGAAACCCTTCCTATCCCAATGTACAGCCTGGAAAAGGTAAAAACTTATGACGAGATTGTAAGGTGGGTAAAGTCATGTGGACTGAAAAATGAAGACCGACTGATTATCACTCCTAAATTTGATGGAATTTCCTTATGCGTGGACGAGTATAACAAGAAGGCGTGGACGCGCGGAAATGGCGAGGTAGGACAGAATTGTACTTCTCATTTTGAACAGATGATTAACCACGGATTTAAGGATGTGAAAAGAACGGAAGGGTATTATACTTTCGGAGAAGCTATTTTCCGAAATTCTACTTTTTTGACATTGAAGAAGCGTACAAATTACAAGTCAGCGAGAAATGCGGTAGCAGGTCTTGTCAATTCTCCTACTGTATCTCCGAATATGAGGGATGTGCAGTATGTAAGGTATGGATATTCTAACGAGGACTGGGACAAGGTAAGCATGATTGCCTTTATGAATGACAATTCATCTGTAAAAGTTCGTTATGTAGAAACATTCGTAGAATCAATCATTCATAGCGAAAAGATGTTTAATGAATATATGGACAATATTTTCAAGGGCATAACAAATGATTACAAATGCGATGGTCTTGTTATAGACGTGGATAGCGCAAAAATAAGAAAAGAGCTTGGAAGATTGCCGAACGGCAACCCACGTTATGCAATTGCCTACAAGAACCCGGATTGGTCGGAAAGAGAGGAAACAGAGGTAGAAAATGTAAGATGGCAGATTTCAAAGGACGGCAGATTATCCCCGGTAATCGACATTACACCCGTTGAATTGTGCGGAGCTACGGTTTCCAAATGTACAGCATATAATGCCCGTTATGTAAAGGATAATTTTATTATGCCAGGTTCACGTGTCATTATTTGCCGTTCTGGTGATGTGATACCGAAACATATATTTACCGTGTCTTGGCCTACTTTAAAAAGTTGTTTGCCCGACAAGTGTCCCGTTTGTGGGAAACCTTTGGAGATGGACAGAAACAATGTGGACTTGATTTGTTTCAACAAAAATTGTGACGGTGTAATGCTTGCCAAATGTGTATATTTTTTCAATACTTTGGGTTTTGAAGAGTTGGAAAACCCGACAATAAAGAAACTGTTTAACGCTGGCTACAAGACACCGGATAGCATTCTTCTATTATCAGAGGAAGACCTTAAGAAGATTGAAGGCATAGGAAATGTAGGTGCAAAGGTACTGTCAAGACAGTTTGAAAACTTAAAAAAGAAAGGTACGAACTTTGCAAAATTATTGACAGCCTATAATAAATTTGGGGGTGTAATAGCCGAAAAGACATGCCAAAAAATTCTTGACGGATTAAAGTTATATACTTGTAAAGATGTAGCTGATTTTGCAAAAGAATGTGATGAAAGTTGGGCGGCTGACATTGAAGACAAAGTTGAAGGTGTCGGATTTAATACAGCTTTAGCATTTGTTTTAGGTATTGAAGATTGGTGGGTGAACGATGATGATTCTGCACATATCCCTATAACTTATTACGGACTGGAAGAAAAGACCTTTGAAGGACAAATGACGGTTGTATTTACCGGATTTCGTTCGCCCGATACGGAAAAGAAATTAACGGATATGGGGCATAAGATAGGTTCTTCTGTAAGCAAGAAAACAACATGCCTGGTGGTGAAGGAAAAAGGATTGGGAACCATCAAGGAAAAGAAAGCGGAACAATACGGAATACCCGTTTTCACGTTTGAGGAATTTAAGGAAAAATTCAATGTTTGATTGAGTTTCTTTTGTTTGTTTGACATAGTGGGAGAGGCTGGTTTGAGAAAATAAGCCTCTTATTTTTGTAAATCTTTTGGTAATGAGATATTGGTATAGAGATAAGGACTACGTTTATATTGGCTTTAATTATAACGCCAATTTTGTAAATAAAATGAAACGTGATTTCGGAGCCAAATATAACCCGGCTTTGAAAGAGTGGTATTTTGAACCTTCTTTAGAAAAATCTCAAATGTTAAAATATTTCTTGGAGGGTAACGGATTCAAGAACGAAAAACCGGAAAGACAGATAGAAATACCCCTAAAGGAAATCAAGCCCCTTGTAAATGAAAAGGAGTTGAAAGAAATGTTCGATTACCTGGGATTGCCGCTACATCTAAGGGATTATCAGATAGAGGGCGTGTCCTATATGGTTAATCATGGCAATTGCCTTAACGGTTGCGGTCCGGGTGTAGGAAAAACGAGGCAGTCTATAGCACTGGCAGAATTGCTTAACCTATTCCCCTGCATTGTGGTTTGTCCGGCAACGGTAAAACAAAGCTGGGTCAACGAATGGAAGTTGTGTAACCCTAACAGAACGGTACATGTGATTGATTCAAAGGACGAGACCAACACGGACTGGAAAGCGGATGTTACGGTAATAAATTATGACTATCTTTTCAAACGCAGCGCAAAGGAGGAAGGTAAGAAAGAAGTAAAACTTCGTTACAGTCGTTCGCTTACCAAGAAATGGGGATTAGCGGTAATCGATGAAATACACCTATGTAAGAACCCGAAATCTATACGCTCTAAATGTGTGCAGAAAATCGTGGAGAATGCAGAAAAAACAATAGGATTAAGCGGTACGGCAATTATGAACAGACCCCAGGAGCTTATCAATATATTGCGGATTCTTGGAAGATTTAAAGAGATATTCCCGGATTCGTTATATTATCTCTATAGATATTGCGCTGCAAAGAAAACGCGGTTCGGGCTTGTGTGTACCGGAGCTTCTTGTACTATGGAACTGAACAAAGTAATAAAGCATTACTGTTATTTCCGGAAAGAATTGCGCGACGTGGTGAACGAATTGCCGCCTATAATCAAACAGACGGTGAACGTGCCGATAACCAATAAAAAGGAGTATCGGAAGGCAGAAAAGGATTTTATCGAATGGCTGGCTAATATTGACATAGAGGCGGCAGAACGTGCCATACGTGCGGAGCAGCTTGTAAGGTTGTCCGGATTGAAAAAGCTGTCTATAAACGGAAAGATAAAGTTTATTATCCAGTTTTTGAAGGAGTGGAGCGAGGCGAACGAGGACGAGAAAATGATAGTGTTCGGTATCACGACCGACATACTGGAAAGGCTTGGAAAGGAGTTCAAGAACAGTGAGGTTGTGACCGGGAAATACAGCACGGAAGAAAAGATGCGAAAGGTTGAGACATGGAAGAAAGAAAAGACCTTCCTATTTGCCAACATTGCATCTTTGTCCACAGGTATAGACGGATTGCAGAAATATTGTTACAATATGGCGTTTATCGAATTGCCGCAACGCCCGGCAGAACTGGAGCAGGCAACCGGGCGTATAGACCGCATGGGGCAGACGCAGACAATGAACGTCTATTTTTTGTTGTCCAGTGACACAATAGATATGCAGATACGCGAATTGCTGGACGGAAAGATAAAGGTAACGGATGCGGTCAACAAGGGCATTGACGTACAGGTAAGCCGTGACGATTCAATGGATATTGCACTGATAAAGAAGTTGAAAGAATGGAAAGAAAAGAAATAACAATATTTACCGACGGCAGTTGTGAATGGAAGTCACGTCTTGGCGGTTGCGGTGTGTATATCCAGGAAGAAGGAAAGGAATACTTTATTTCCAAGGGCTACAGCGACACCACCATAAGCAGATGCGAATTAAGAGCGATATTGCATGCAGTGCAGAGCATGAAAAAGGAGGTACCTCTAAAGGTTACGATATGGAGCGACAGCCAGTATGCAGTTAGCTGTATGACGGACCCGGAATTAAGACCGACGGTAAACAAGGATATTATAGAAAAAATAAAACAAGAACTATGCGAGCGTAGACGGATGGTCGTACGGTTTATGAAAGTCCGAGGGCATGAAAAGGATGTGAGTAACCCTATAATATACGGAAATCATGTGGCCGACTTGCTGGCAGATTACAAGAATTTTGATAATTACGAACTTGATAAAATGATAGAATTATGAATGAAGATTTTGTTTGGACTAAAGAAGAGAAAGTTAACAAATTGTTTAAAGTTTTGAACGTATTAAAGAACAATTTGCAGTGTAAACGCATGGTTGTGGGTGGAAGTATGGCTATGTATATACATGGTTTCAATGTGGAACCACACGACCTTGATATAGAGATGGAAGGGATAAGCGACGATTCATTACGCGTTTTAAAGACAATGGCAGGGATAAACAAGGACATGAAAAGCGACATCCTTTCCGAATATCCGGAAACAAGTCCTCTATATCGTATAAAGATAGAGGATGTGGACGTAGACATATGGGTAATGAATAAGATAGACTACAACAGGACCGTTTTCTACAATAATATAGAATTCGGTGATGTTCTAAGCGTAGTTAAAAAGAAAATGGACATGAAGCGCGAAAAAGACTATAAATCATTGGTAGATTATATCAATCAGTTAACCTATTTTACAAGATGAAATGGAGTGACAGACAATTAGCCATTTTCGACGCATACGAAAATACACGGAAAAACATTGCCATAGAAGCAACGGCAGGCAGCAGCAAGACAACTTGCATAGTGGAGTGTTGCAGAAGGACACCACCTAATAAAAAGGTTCTGTTTATGGCATTCAACAAAAGCATTGCGGAAGAATTGAGGGAACGTTTGCCGTCCCATATAGACGTCAACACCTTTCACTCTAAAGGTTTGCGCGTGCTGCTTTCCAATTTCCGTATAAAACCGAAAATCAACGAGAATAAATGCTTTGTTATCGGGAAGAAAATTCTGGACACAAAGGATATGGACGTGAAGCAGCAGATTCGATACCTATTCGAGATTCAAATAATATGGAACTACATAAGGGTCAACCTTATTACGGATTACGAGAAGGAAATACCGGGTATCTGTATTGAAAAGAATATCGAATTCCAGGAACGTATGGTAGGGGACATGGAACAAATTAGAAATGCCTGGCACAAGGAAATGAAGAAGATAAATTCAGTAAAAGAAATTAACATTGATTTTACTGATATGCTTTATTTCCCTTACCAACTACTTGATAGTGAGGATTTCCCTAAATATGATATTGTTACCTTGGACGAACAACAAGATGCGAATACCTTACAAAAAGAGCTTGCTTTACGCTATATAAAGAAAAGCGGTCGATTTGTAGTTGTTGGTGATTCCAGGCAATGTATATACGGTTTCCAGGGGAGTTCTTTAGAGGTTTTCAAGTCCTTGCAATCTTATCCCAACACCATAGTATTACCGTTGGATATTACATACAGATGCGGCAAGAACATAGTCGAAGAAGCTCGAAAAGTTTTTAACAACGGGATTGTTGCTGCACCTAATGCGATAGACGGTATTGTAAGAAAAGGAGAGTTTGACGAAGCGGAAAACGGGGATTTTATTCTATGCCGGAACAACCTACCTTTGGCAACTGTCTTTCTCTATTTGTTAGAAATGGGAAAGAAAGCGACAATAAAAGGTAAGGATTACGGTGATGCACTTGTGGCGTTGGTGGATAAGATAAAACATATTGAAGACTTGGACACGATGTGCGAGAAGAAAATTTCGGAACTCAAAGAACGGGGTTTTACTGATATCCAGGCAAAAAATAACCCTTCTTATGTGGCGTTTCTGGAAAAGTGTACTATATTGAAAATGCTTTACAAGAACTGGGGAGATATGAAGAAGTTGGAAGACAATATAAAGGAGATATATAAGGACGATACGGAAGGTATCGTATTATCCACTATCCACAAGTCTAAAGGACTGGAAGCAGACCGTGTTTTCTTGCTGAACAGGAGTTTGATTCCCAGCAAGTATGCGAACACAGAAGAAGCGCTGTATAATGAAAAATGTTTATTGTTTGTAGCCATAACAAGAGCAAGAAAGGAGCTTGTATATTGCAATGTTTGACGATGAACCAAAGAAGACCGTATATACGGAAATAGACCGTGAATTCAAGTGCATGAAACCGGGCACGGAATTTTGCCGGATTGAATTTATCTCAAAGATAAAGGATTTCCACCCCGGTTCCGTAAGAAGTGGAATAGACCACTTCCTATTAAAGAAAATGAGTAAAGGAGAAGTAAAAAGAATTGACAAAGGTAAATACTTGAAGTTATGAAAAAGCAAAAAATGTATATCCCCGTACTTGAACCGGGAAAGAGTGTATCACTTATATGCGCCAACAAGGTAACAGGACTGGAAGAATACCTGCCTACACAAGAAATGCTTAACATCCATATGGAACAGCAAAAAATCATGATACAGAAGGACAAGGATTACAAGGTACATCCTCTATATCTTTTCGTGGAGAAGGAAGAATTCGATGATTTGGTAAGAAGGATAAGAGGAAAGAACAAGAACGCGGAAACGGCTTGTATTCCGCTTGTATGCCAATATCCGGCTGTGCCTATATGTGTGCTTTGTCCCAAACAGAAAGAGGAGGCGAAAGAATGATATTCGAGTGCACGTTTACCTACATGGCACCCGACCCGAATTCGACAAGTGGAGCTTATAAGAAGTTTGTCGATGTCATAGCGGTACAGGCAGAAAATTATATGGATGCCGAAACAATGGCAACCAGATATGGGATGTTTAATATAGATGCGGATTTTGCCATATCTCCTATTAAGGAGGTTGTTATAGATTCGGTGCAGCGCAACGATAAGCACGGGGGACGATGGTACAAGTGCACGGGCGTATATAGCGAGGCTACCATATCCGGAAAGCTGAAACAATACAAGCTGGTTATATTGCAACAGCATGAGGACTTTATAAAAGCCTCTACTAAAGCGCTGGAATACATGCAAGACCTTGTAGGCGAATGCAGACTGATGAAGGTAGAGGAAACCCCTATAATCGAATATGTGGAAAAGGACTGATATGTTAATTATATGTTAAAACGACATAAGCACTTGCGTATGTCATAAACAAATCTTATCTTTGCAATGTGAGAAAGAGATAAACGAAAAGTCAAACAACAAAAAGATAAGATTATGAATTCAGTATTTAAAGCCAAGAAACAAATGTTAGAAAACACTCTTTCAAAGGTTGCAAAAGTTAGTGTTGAAATAACTTTTGCCCGTGTTAACATGATAACGATAGCTTGGGATGAAGAAAACAAAAGCGCATTTGAAAGATTGCAGAACTACTTCAAAGGAAAACTTTTTGGCTACGAATACGACGAGGAATGCGATATGTCTGTTTGTTGTTTGAATTTATAACAAGAAGGGCTTTTAAAAGCCCTTCACAATTACAATACTATGATAAGAATAACCAACCCCAAAGGAGAAACCCAGGTGCATACGGAAGAAAGCTATGAAAAGCTTCTGTGGCAGTTTGCAGAATCTAAGATGATGGATATGTGGTGTCGGAAACACCATCTTATCCCTATTTATACGCACCAGGAAGAAACCATACTCAACAAAATGGTAGTAGAGGCATTTTTGGAAGCGTTTAATTATAAAATTGACAAGAATTATGAAAACTAAAAAGTTCGGAGTAGGCGACAAGGTGAAGATACTCCATTGCTCTAACATGATGCTAATAGGACAGATTACGGAAGTAGCAAGTATATGCGGAACGGAGAGTAACCGCTATTATCACTTGAAGATAGACGGTGAACAACGCGCGTTCATACCTCAAAATTTGGAACTTGTAGAAAAATGTAAGGAGGGTAAATAATGACCTACACAGAAGAAAGAACCTATTGGTTGGAGTGCATGATAAAGGCAAGCAGATACGGACTTGAACCGGAAGTAGCTGTTACAGCACTTGAATACCTAAAGGAAGACCCGAAGCTAAGCATAAGCCAATGCCTGGAAATGGCGCTAAAGGACTGGGATATATGATACAGAAGATAATCGCTTACCTCTATCAAAAGAAGGTTACGAAGACTTATAACGACAATAACGACGGGTTTATATGCAATTTTGTCTTGGAATACAAGGACAAAAAAGATTTTGTGCATAAGATGGCATGCTATGCGGTCAATTTTGAACCCGTTGTTATCGGAAAGGAAAACCGTTATTTGGTGGAAGTGGATGTGCATGCAGTGCAGAATGTCAAGTACAACAATGACAGGGTATGGATGCCTCAATGCAAAGTTATGAAAATGGATTTATTGCTACAGCCGTGGGAACTTACATTAGCAGAAAACGAAATAGAAATGTATTACGATGGACAGAGAAAAATTTGCGGAACCGGATATGACAGCGAAACCGGAAGAAATGCTGTGGTTTGAATCAACAATCAGTGAAAATGTGGAACCGGAGGTTTCATTCGTTGAACAGGAAAAGGAAGAAGTTTTAGTTTCGTGTACATGGTATTAAAATAGTGAAATAACTATTGTTTATTTTCCTATTAAAACCTACCTTTGTGGGTAAAACTTCTATATATGGCAAAAAAGATAGAATATACTAAAGAGGACATCTTAAAGGATGCACCCGATTTCGTGCTTATCGCTTCACCCTACATGCAAGACAAGTATGTAGCTTATGAGATGGTAAGAAGGGAGCTTGACGAGCACCCCGACCGTTTCATGCAGTATGAGGGGAACGAAGGATATACCTATGTCATAGACCTTAAGCTTGTCAACATAAAAGGTATCATGGCGAAACGTGGAGCGTCCCGGGAAGCAATAGACGACGCTACAGAAATACGTACAACCGTGATGCTACCTCTATTGGCAAAGTTCCACAGGGTAAAGAGCGAGTATTTCCATGCCTTTGATTTGCACAATGACAAAGCAAAGGCGCTTGCAAAGCTCACCCCTATGCTTTTGGACTTGTTCGGCTCCATGCACAACCCTAAGGATATAATCAAGATTATACGTAAAAAAGAGGGGTATTCACTTGGAGAAGAAGATTTGGTAAAATTCTTCAACAATCACAAGTCACTCATAGAAGCACGCCAAAGCAAGTACGTGATGCGTTCTGACCGCTATAAGGTGGCAACAGAAGCCGGAAGACTTGAAATCATAAATGACTGTATGACAGACTTGCAGCTAAAATATGAAGAGTTCTGGAGCAAAGGAAACGTGGGAAGTGCACTCAATATCCTAAAGGAAATACGCGCCTTGTTGGAAGCTGCACGGAAAGAAGTTAAAGGTAATGAAATTAAACTTACAGTTGACGGGAAAATAGACATAAACGCAACCCTGCACGGAGAGGAAAACATAAGCCGTGTAATGCGCGACATCCCCGTAAACAGTCTAATAGTGGGTATGGTAGCCGCAAAATCGGGAATAAGACCCGAAATACTGATGCACCAGCTTTGCACATCCTATTATAAGGACTTTAACGGCTTTGCAAGCAACCCGGTATTGGGTTCCGAAAAGGTGATGCTTCCTGGAGCACTCATAAAAACGTATGACTGGGGAGAAATAGAGAAAGAAAACAAAAAATTCGTGGAAGAAATGATACCCGAAGTAGTTGAGGCCGAAATAATTGAAGAACCGTCCAAAACAAAGAAAAAAGAACGGCTTCTTAACCGTCTAAGACAGATGAAAGGTGTTGAAATCGGAAAGAAATAATTACATTTTGTTTTGACTTTTAGTTAATTTATGATTTTCAAAATTCACACGGTGCATGGTCTGCGACAGATAGTGCACCTATTTATAAACAATTAAAAATCAAATAGTTATGATAAAGATATATGTTGAGGAAGTAATAAAATGCGTAATGGAAAGACTTACAAAAGAATACGGTCTGACCGAACAACAGGCATTGAAAGAAATTGACATGTGCATGGAAAAACTGTATGTGAAATGGATGCAGAACGAACCGATACCGGAAGAAAACAATGATTAATTAACCCTATAATAATAAATAGTATGATAGTAGCAATCGCAACAATGAGAATGGACGAGGACACAACGGTACAGGTACATGTGCCTATGGATGTGGAAATAATGCAGGTTCCTCCTACAGACAAGGAAGTAGAGAAAATAAAATCAGTCCTGGAAGAGGAAACCGGGTATAAATTCATATCTTTGGATTCGATAACATGGGATGTGGACTACGAGATTTAAAATCAAACGAAAAACTTTATGTTCATTTTTGAGTATTAGTAGTTAATATCTAATTGACAGCCAGCAGTTTGTGATAAATAGCTGGCTTTTATTATATCCTTTTATATGTTAATTATATGTTAAAAGCACATAAGCACTTGCTTATGTCTAAATAAGGTTTTATATTTGCGTTGTGATAAGAAACAAGATGTCAAACAAATTAAAAACAAAAGATTATGGCAAGCCCTAAAGTAAAACTGGAAGGAAAGAAAATCGCAGAAAAGGTGATGGATTTCATAGACATGAATTCATTTGACCCCATCTATAAGGAAATAAAAGAAAGTGAAGACTACCACGTGTATATCAGAGAGATAATGAGATGTATTCCTACATACAGAATAATAAACGATTTGGACGAACGCGGAGAACTCCATGAAGCATACAAGGAATATGTAGACATGAACGGACCAAGTCTCATAAAGGATATAGCAAAGAGAATGACAAACAAAGAAAAGCTCGAACTCGTATCGGAACTTTTCAAGATACCTTACCTGGCAAGTCCGGAAGAATACGGGGAAGCGATAGCGAAGGCAGCAAGGGAACAATATTACAGATAATCAATAACCTCTAAAAATCAGAACAAAATGAAGACCTATACAGTATATTTCAGTGAACCCGTAACAATAAAGTACAAGGGTGACAGATTCAACAAGGAATTGAAAAAGTGGGAACACGATGTGGACTGCGAAGAGACAAGCCCTATGTTCACCTTCCATTCCCTGGCACCTGCAAAGAAGCTTATCAAGGAGAATATGGACAAGTACATAGATTCCATCATAACGAAAACATGGGCAAACGGTGACTGGGAGAATCTTGGACTCATAAAGCTGTCCGGAAACAACAAGACTTTCGTCGCCAATACCAGACAAAGGGTCGCAAATTATTAAGTACACGGAAAGAAGGGGTGAAAATCGAAGTAACCCCTATCTTTTTAATTTCCAATATAAATATTTTACAAAACTTAAAAATAAAAAGATTATGGATAGAGAAGAATTCCAGAAAAAGTACGATAACAGTATTCTGGTGTGCTGTACAGAAAACAGTATCAAGAAAGTATTCAATATTTGCGATTTAATGGACTTAACAGTCTCTAAATCAAAACAGATTACTGCTATATTGATAGGAGAACAAACAGCAAAAAGTCCATTGTTCCACGTGGAACAATTCCTCAGTGATTTCTACAAGGGGATAAAAGAAGGAGAAAGGAAAGAGACAAAGATGTTTGAACAGAGAATGAACAATGCTATATACAAGCTAAAGCATAAGTACGGAGACACGTATATAATCAAGGGAACCGATATGGCCACATTGATGTGCATAACGGAACTCGGCATGAATGCAGTCTATAAAGAGGGGGAAGATGTGATACTCATAGAAGAAAAGGGCAGCATACCATGTGTAAGACATTCTGCAAGACAGTTTATTACTGACGTGATATCCGGCATGATTGACGTACTGGACCCATTCATAAACAAGGAGACAACGATTGAAATAAAGGAAGAAGAAGACACGGAAAACATGATTAGTGAAACAATCTTCCATCTCACCCATACCCTAACAAAGCTCCTGCATAAGGTATACGACATGGAAAGAATGGTCTATTCAATTGGATTCGGAAACAAGGAAAGGGTAATGATAGACAAGGACGATTTCTATGTGTTCCGGAAAGCGGTGCGCCTCCTATATATATGCAACAAGTGGGTAACGAAGGACAACGAGAAGCAATCCAAGGAACCGGATTTCAAGAAAGGAAACAAAATAATGTACACCATCAAGGACAGCAACGGCAACACATACCCGGTAACCAGATTGTCAGAAAGGGTGTACGAATCAAAGGAACAAAAGACCCTATTCATAACGGATGAAGAAGGGGTAGTGACCGGGATATACAAGGAGAAATAAAAAAGAGAAATACCCTCCACGATACCCTACAGACCATATTTTTATTATTAACCCGTTATACATTTGTTACAATGGTAATAGGGATATCAAAGAGGAAAAGCAGTGATATGAATAACCGGGAAGGGAAAGACCCTATGGCATAAAGAAAGGAAGTATGCCGGACCCCGATAACAATAGTATAAACCGTCAACCTATAATTGTTAATTTGCAAAGAAGGGAAAGGGCATGCGACAGACAATATGGCACGGGGAACATCCCGGAACGGTTATTGTATCATTGTACAACGTGGAACAATTATAAAAACAACATATTAAAAGATAAAAGATTATGGAAAAAGATTTGAGAAACAACGTGAAGTTTATCCTATTCTGTACAGAGTGTTTGCAGGCAGGCGTGGTAATGACACCCAAAGAATATGAAGTGGCATTCATGGCGGCAGAAAAGTTCGAGGGATTTGACGACAAAAGCTTCGAGAATATGAAAGCCGAACAATTCGCGCCCCGTATGAATGCAATGTTGCAGGCTATGTCAAAGAGAAAACAAATCATTGAAGGACTGACATTCAACCTGCTTACAAAGAAAAGCCTGGGTGAACTGATAGAAAGCAACCTTGTGGAAGAGGTAATGAAGGCAAAGCACATAGCCGCAGCAATGGCAGATGAACTACTGGAACCGGACGAGAAACTGGAAAAGGTTGTGACTGACGGACGTCGTGTAATAGAGCACTTCATAGACCAGTGGAAGGCCGCACCTATCCAGAAAGAAGAGAAGAAGGAATACGAGGCGGAAAGTGATGCGGAAATTATAGAATAAATCTTTCGGTATACTTATTATTTTCACAAAAGCCCCGAAATGGGTCTTTATTATCAATGAGTTATGGACAAGTCGAAATTAGAAAAAGCAAACAGGCTTCAAAATAAAATCGAAAATCTGAAAATCGAAATAACCCATATTTCCAATTTTGAAATAGAAGGGTCGATGCTGGTAACAAACCATTACGATTCCTATTTCCGTATTAATGAGGATATAGCGAAAACCTATTTTCCGCTTATAAAAGAAAGAATGGAAAAGGAATTGGAAGAGTGCGAGCGATTATTTTCTGAACTTTAGCTTATTTTGAGATAAAAACACTATCTTTGTTGACGTGATAGATAACTGGTAAGGTTGTATCGCAGTTGTATTTAAAGGTTAACAAAGCGGTAGGGGTTGCAAGTCTGTTATGGCTGGGGGTGAAAGCCCGGTTTAAATGGCTGCAACCCCTATTTTTATTCAAATTTTGTATCATTATGGAAAGAAAAGAGATTATTGGAAGACTGGGAAGGTATTTCACGCTTCCCGAACTTGTATGCCCCCACGTATACGGCAAGTATTCAGAATCGCAGATATGGAGCTTTTTCACGACCGAAGCACTGGAAACGCTCCTTGTATTGAGGGAGGAAATCCTATGCAAGCCCTTCATTATCAACAACTGGAAGAACGGAGGCAGCTATTCCCAGCGCGGTTTGCGGTGTAATGTATGCGTTATATGCAAGGAAAAAACGATGCTTGAAAAGCCGTATATGAGCGCGCACGCATTAGGTCGCGCATTCGATATTACTGTGTCCGGTATGGAAGCGGAAGCGGCACGGAAAATCATTGTGGACGATTCCGACAAGCTTCCTTATCCTATCAGACTGGAAGACGGTGTTAACTGGCTGCATGTAGACACTATGGACCTATGCAACGGTCGGAAGGTGACGCTATTTAATGCGTAAATATATTTTACTATATTCAGAAAGTATTCTCCCTTATAGGGCAATCGATACTACAGTATACTGTAGCCGCGATTTTGCAAATTTCGTATTTTTATCATTTGTAAATTTAAATTGAAATAATTATGTATCCTACTAAAGTAAGTATAGCAAATAACAAGGGTTTTGAGAGCATAACAGCGATTTCACGTGCTTTCGAGGTCGGCACACCAGCCGAAGATGTGGTACTGTCAAAGTACACCTTGATTCCCGATGACAAAAGGGCGTTTCTTATTATTCCGTTGGCTGCTGGTACTGTCAAAGTACACCTTATCGGTGAGACTGGTCCAGATACATACACCATTTCCGAGACTGAGGTTTCCGCTTATATGGGTTCTCCTATGCCTTATCTTATTGATAAGGTGTTTGTTGACGGTACTACTGCACAATTCAATATAGGGTTATGATTGGGGTCGGTACAAGTCTTTTGTTTGGTAGGAAGGCTGGCAAGGCTGGTCCTCCTATTCCACCCTTCAATGAGGCTATGGTGGACGCATGGTTTATGTCCGGGTTGTCCAATGCAGACAAGCCTGGTAGTATTACTGGTGTGATGGGTAATGAGATGCAGCTAAAGAACTTTGTCTTTACATCAGAAAGTGGATTTGGAGAAGGGTCTTATGAAGGCGCACTGGTATTTGATGGAGTAGATGATTACGGTATATGTACCGGACTTCCTATTTTGGATGATTATACGTTGATATGCAGGAGGGTACTTGAAAACAATACTAAAAATATTGTTGCTTCAAAATCAGTTGTTGCTGGTAATGGAGCTTTCATTTTTGAATATGGAAATAATGCCACATATTCTTTCAGTGAATATACGTCTGGTCTGGCTGTAAATTTAAAAGATTCCGTTTCGTATCAAACTAAAAATTCCTATAATGGGAGTACGATTACGGTAGGCAATGCAGACGATACTGATACATTGACTTTAGGTATTATAAGAGAGAGAGACAGTAGAATTTTGAAAGGAGCTATCTACTATTTTGCCCTCTATAACAAGTCTCTGACCATTGAAGAGGTTGAAGAGGAGAAAGTAAAGCTTGAAAATTATTGGGAAGGAGGTAAAAATGAATTGGCTTGAAATACCCGTAGAAGACTTGAAACAATTCGACAAGGACTGGGAGACAAGACGAATGAGTAACGACGGCATGAAGGCGTTGCTACATGAAGAGACGTACAACATGCTTGTACCTCCTATCATGATGCTTTCGGAAGGTGAAGAAGTTGTGGAAGAAGTCGTTTATCCTTATCCTTTGGTGGATGAAAACGAAATTAACAGTTCTGATGATTGGACCAGTGATGAGGTGATTTGATTGTTTTCGGGGTGCCGGGAATTCGGGTGTTTTATCCAGTTCCCGGTTTTTCATTTTCTCTATTTTATTGTACACTGAAAAACAATTCAATTTTCAGAGTTAGGGTTAACTGTCTGATAATCACATACCATTTTCTTCTATTTCTGAAAAATATAATGTCACTGAAAGAAAGGTTATGTTAATCTTATGTTAAAATGACATAAGCACTTGCTTATGTCTGATATACTTCATATATTTGCAATGTGATAAGGAAACAAGGTCAAACAAATTAAAAGAAATAAGATTATGAAAGCAGAATTTTACAAGGTGAGAGGTACGGAAATGGAAGAGATGATGAAGAGAGGTAATAACAACGAAATCTCCTCTATGATTTCCAAGAAACAACAAGCACTTGCCGAGGCACTTGAAAATGTGGAGTTCTATAAGTCTATCGGGAATATGGAGTTTGCAGCCAATGAACAGAACCGCGCTAACCTCCTTCAAAGACAACTCGAAATGTTGAACAAATAAAAAGATAAGAGTTATGAAGATAATGAACGTTATCAAGGAAGTAAGTTACAAAGGTCACACAATAACAATGTTTGAAGATGGCTTTCACCAAGAATTTGCCATCATAGATGGTGATGAATCAAAGCTGTATGATAGCATTGCGGATGCAAAGAGAGTTGTCAGAGGCGAGCAGCCTCATTACGAAATCAATTAACCCGGTAGCCTTCGGGCTACCAATAGAACAAATAATATGGATATAAAAGAAATATGCTTGCTGATAGCCACAGCTAAAGAAGGAGAATGAAACCAATTCCCCGGAAGAAAAGGAATTCAACCTTAAATGGATTGAAGCCCTAAAAGAAAGTATAGATAAATCTGTAAACAAGAATAAGGAGGATTAAGTTATGAAAGCAATCGTAGAAAACCCGTTGAATGTTAATTGTTCGCCAATAGCAATTTCTCTTTACGTCAATATGCTTAACAGAATAACCTGGTGTAAAAACGAAAATGAACTTAGAGATACTATGAAGTTCTCTTCAATCGAATACCCGGTTACATTCAATTCTATTTTTGATTACGGCTTCGGTTCCAACCATATGTGGGTCAGTGAAAAAGAAAGCGGTAAACGTCTTATTCTTGTTGAATTCTAAAAATTTTACATTATGAAAAAGCAGCTTATAAATTTCTTTCACGGTCGTTTCGGTAATAAAATATTGAAAGCCAAATATCGTGAATGGTGGGTGCGTTTCTGGTACGGAGTAGGTGCACTCACTTGTACCCTTCTTTTCTTCGGAATGATACAGTTCTTGTCCTGGCTTTCTGATTTGATTAATTATGTTTTCTAATAAAAATATTTTACAATTATGAAAAAGGTTTTATGTAACAAGGACGGCAAATTTTTGTCTATCCATGATGGGGATTGTACTCTTACAGAACTCAATGACGGTGACTGTCTGACACATGAAGACGGTACGATAGTGATATACAAAGAGGGTGATTCGGAACCGTTGCTTGAAAATATGTACTTTCATGCTTATTATAAAAATGGCAGCTTTCATCTTCCGAAAAAGACTTCTTCTTTTCATGATTATGTCAGTTGTGGATACAAATTCTCTACAAAAGAAGAAAAGAAGCGTATGAACGAAGTTCTTTCCGAAAATAACCTATACTATGACGAAAAAGAAAAATGTATTAAAAATCTTCATTGGCGTGCCAAAATGGGTGTTTCCTATTACTATATCGATTGGAACCGCTTTACAATATGCAAGACTGTGGAAGCAGACAGCGAATCGGACAATATCCGATACAAAAACCTTAACTATTTTCAAACGAAGGAAGAGGCTGAAAATAAACTGGCTTCAATTAAAAACATTCTCAATGATTAAGAAAGAATGTTACATCTGGGTCGGACAGATTGCCGAATACCGGGGAATGACATTGCGAAAGGTCCGTCCGGGGAAATATGTTGTCATTTCCCCGTGTTCCCTGGTTTCGAGACCCGTATATATTGACAAGGGCGAAAATTTGAACGTTCTTTAGTATTAATTATTTGTTTTATTTTCATATATTTGCAAACATGATAACAGCGATATTTATATGTCTCGTTCTTCTTACAGTAGTCCTTATCACCCTTCTTTTGTGGTGCATAGGGACGGTTACGGGAATTCAGAAAAGAATGGACGCTCTTCTTTATGTGGTCTCCTATATAGACCTTATCCAGAGAAAGCGGTTTATCCGGTATCTGGACCAGCTTTCCCGGAAGATGAGCTGTAACGAGGACGAAATGGAAGACAACCAGAAACAGTTCCTATTCCATTTAAGCCAGGAATTGACGAACGAGATAAAAAGGATGGAAGACGATTATAAAGATTTGATATAATGGCAAAGAAAAACGAATTTACATACGACGGGGGAAGCATGTACATAGATTGGCTTTGTTATTCTAACAAGCTTGTTTTACTTCGTGACAATGACAGTATAAGCGTCGAGGACAGAACGTCTGTAGCACGCGCCCTAAAGTGCAAATCCGGTGATATCCTTTGTCTTGTACTGGGTCGCAACATCAGCTATTTCGGATATAGCAAAATTATCGAAGACATGGGAGGACGGACTACCGAAAGTATTGTAAAGTCCAAGAACCCGGTTTTTTCTTCCATCTACTGGACTTATGACAAAAAAGCGGCTCTTTCGTCGCACACCATTTTCATTCCCTGGAAGGAGCTTAAGGAGCTTATCAAGGATTGGGATTACCCGACATACTTTCAGCCGGAAATCGTTTAGAACCTTCTTTCTCTAATTTAAATATTTGTTTGACTGACACCCGGTTACGCTCTTCGTGAAAGAATGTTTCCGGGTGTTTTCTTTGGGATTATATGTTAATCTTATGTTAAAACGACATAAGCACTTGCTTATGTCTAAATAAGGTTTTATATTTGCAATGTCTTCTTAAGGGAGGCGGTTAATTAGGTCAAACAAATTAAAGAAACAAAGTCATGAAAAAAGGAAATTTACCAAAACAAGAATACAAGCTTATCAGCATGTGTATGCAAGGAGTTGAAAACGGAATAGCCTACAGTTGTTCGGATTGCGGACGCACGATATTCAATTTTGCAATAATCAAAGGAGAAATGGATAACAAGGAATATGTCGTAGGTCTTACTTGCGTAAAGAAATTGCTAAATAAAACCATCTATTTTTCAAATGAAACACAATGGGAATACGAGAAGGAATTAGCAGGATGGAATAACGCTATGAATTCAAGGAAATGGTTAGATAAGAACCAGTCCAAAAGAATCAAGGAAGGTTTAAAACCTTATGAACTGGAATATAAGGAATTCACTGGATATGATGGGTTGCAGTATTGCTATCTGGAAATGAAGATAAACGGTAAATATGAAGGACATACGGCATTTATCGAAACAAAATACAATTCCGTATTTAACGGAATCAAGAATTGAATAATCTATTAAAATGAAGTCAAACAAAAATTTTACAAGAACATGAGAACAATAAGCAAAAGGAATTTCCGGGTCGTATATGACCCGGCAAAGGGTGAAAGCATGAGTATGATTGCCGTATACAGAAAGAACCTGGACGGCACGTTATCCCTAATCAGTAAGGAGATGGGAGAAGAAAAGGACAACGAGGTTCTAAGAGAACAAGCAATGAAAATCATTAATGAACTTAAATAAAGGGAGGATTAAATTATGAATGCAAGTATCGTATTTTTAACTATCATTATTTTTATCGTTCATCTTATGCTGAGTGCCGAGGTAGGTTCTACAGCAGAAAGGATGAATAGAAGTTTCGGAGTGTGGATGCTTTTAGCGCTTATCATTTCTCCGTTTATCACAGCCATCTTTGTTCACTGCCTGGGACCTATTCCGGTTCTCGAAAAGAAAGAGGAAGAAGACGATGAAGCCGAGAAGTGACCGATATATCTACTATTATGACAAACGGTCGAAGAACAAGCCGTACCGGGTTATAATAGAAGTTGAAAAGAAGAAGTACAATATCGGTTATTTCCGGACCATGGAAGAAGCAAGAACAGCCCGTGACGAGTTTATTAAAAATCATTTTTCTGTCTCCATAAGCTGGCAACGATTGCAGGAAATGAATACGATTGTGGATAAGATTGCCGAACTTTCGGAAATTCTTCTCTCCTATAGGGATATTTCCACAAATGAGGTTATTCGGAAAATCGGGAATATCAAGCAGAACGCGATTTCCATAAAGAAAGTTATTGCATAAATATACATTCAATTTGTATAATTATTCAATTTTGTTTTGTAATATGAGAACCTGGGTTTAGCGAAACCCGACAGACTGGGACGTTGTGAAACGTCCCTTTTCTTTTTCTAAATCTTGACAACCGAGTTAATAATACTTGAAGAATGACAAAAAACCATAATCTACCAGTCCTTTTTCTACTGCATTGGCTTCTTGTTCAAACACGATTGCGTGGTAACAATCATGGTTTATAGCCTGGATTCTCTTAATCCATTTCTTTATACCGCCACTGAAACCAGGGTGATACTTGATTAAGGCTCCTATTACACGTACAAGCCATTCCAGGGCGTAATACAGATAGAACGTCAACGGGATAAGGAGAAGTAGCCAGGGGCACGAGAAAACGCCTGCAAGACCGCTAAAAAGCACGGTGCCCGGTATCATTAATGATTTCCATTGATAGGAATGCGTTTCTTCATGTTTTAGGAATTCTTCGTCATAATACTCTTTCATTTTCTTGCATAACAGCCAGCAAAAAATTAGGATTGCGGAAAAATTCGGGATGATAATTTTCGCAATTTTCGATTCATAAATTACCTTCATGATTTTACAATTTTTAAGATTAAACATGTGTAAAGGTAGGCTTTTTCGAGGAAATTTCTGTCAATATTTATTACTATTTATAACTATCTGGAAATCAACACTTTGACATTTTACCATAAGGGTATTATCTAACCCCTAAAGGGGTACGTAGTTCCCTTTCTTTTTTTACCCTTACGGGTATATTAATAGGAGGAAGAACTGCAATATAGCAATAGGGGGTTTGGGGGAGGAAGGGGAAAGAGTGAAAAATGGGGAAGGGGGATAAAGTGAGATATGGAAAGTGTTAACGGAAGTAAAAAAGAAAGGGGAGACGAAGCGAAAGAAAGAAGACGAAAACAAGAAGGGATTTTGGGAAAAAGGCGCGCCCGGCAAAAATTTTCTCGAAAAAATTTTGTGGATTGAAAAATAATCCCTATGTTTGCAGTGCTAAAACATGGCGGTTAAGGTCTGATGAAGATTTGGGAGCCGCAAAAGAAAAAGGGGTTTCGTTTTTAGTTCTCACTAAATTAAGCTTCTTATCAAAATTTCCCCTTTTTCTTTGTTTTTGTTTTAGTGAAAAAGAAGTTGAAGAAGTGAGCGTCCTTTAGCAAGACGTAAAACAAAAAAGAAGTGGTAAGTGAGAGTTATGAAAAAAGATACAGAAAAATCGGCATCACGCCAGGACATTCCAGAAAAGATTAAGTTTCCTATTAAGGATTTTAAGAGTATACAGACTATCCAGGATTACGAGTATTGCTGCGTATTGTGCGCTATTAGATTGATAAACAACAAGTATTGCAAGAGAAACCAGAAGAAGTATCAGTATAAGACGTTTTGGAAAAGAAGTTTTACTACACAAGAACTGTCATTGAAGATTGCGGAAGAAGTAGGTATTTCCTACAGAAAAGCGAAGGATTATATCAAGTTTTTAAGATTGAATGACTATATTAAATTTCCCGAAAAGGATGTATGTACAATCATAAACAAGGATTTCAAGGATGTAACGGAAGAGATGTATTTACCGGATTATTTGCGTTATGTGATTAAGGAGAAAGGGGTAAAATGGTCTCCTATTTTTACAAGGATATTGAATTACATTTCAAAGAAGATAAGATATTACAAGTATTGTAAAGAGATTGCAGAGTATAATTTGGACGTATGGAATGACGAGGAATCAAAGAAAGACGAGATTTTAAAGATAGTTGAATGGCTGTACAATAACGAGGACTGGAAGGAATCGGATTATGACAAGGTTTATGAAAAGGCTGTAAAGATGGCGCATAAGCACGCATTAGAGGCAATAAAATGGAACAATTGCGAAGTATCGTTCTATGAAAGCCCTAAACGTATTGCAAGCCGTATGAAATGCAGTGTAGACACAGTGAGAAAGTTTATAAAGGCATTGAAAGAGATTTTTGGAGAAAGAGTATACATGAAGCCGGAAAAGGCGACTAAATCAATGAGATACAACCCTAATTTGAATAACTATACAATAGCATTGCCGGACAGGGAAGAATGGAAGAATATGTTTGCAAGAAGATTCGAGAAGATTAAGGAAGGTGTTTCAAGGGTAAAGGATTCTGTTTATTATCTCAAAAGAGTTTGGTTCAGAAAAGAAAAGGGTTATTTGTGGGAAGACAAGGAGTTCAATAGAATAGCAAAAAGAAGTGCTACTGTAACGTGTGGAGAAAAGGAATTGCCGTGCAAAAAGAGGTTGAGTTTTTATTACACCCTAAAAAAGAACTTGGAATACTGGGAGGACAATTTCGAGAAGGAAAAGGAAATAGAAGAAGAAAAGGAACGTTTTTATAAGTCTGAAATACAAAGGGAGGTTGAAGAAAACAGCAGAATTGATTTGGTGGCGAAATATCGCTGTCACGAGGCACCCGAATACGAAAATTACAACCCTAATGAATTTGAAGCATATAGAGTATGGAAACGGTAAGTGAATACATATACAATGACTATGAGACCGAGGACGTAGAACTGTACGCAGAACAGATGATACGGGAACGCATAGCGCGTGACGAGAAGCGACGCGAACAGATAGAAAAGGCTTTGGCGAAAGCCGAAAGGACCAGGAAACGGGTAGAAAACAGAAGACGGAAGTATATAAAGACAAACCCTATCCGCGCGAAGTACAAATACCCGGTATTGGATAAATATTCAAGTTAAAAGCTTGGTTATTTGACTGATAATGCCTATTTTTACCGTTGTAATTGCAATTTCGTTATAACTTAAAAAGGCATTATTCATGGATAATAATAGAAAAGAAGAGAAAGTGTTCGGACGTGCACAATTTGAACAATTTCTCATTGACAACGACTACGAAGCATTCACCGCAAAGCAGGTAGCGGCTTTTGCCACTGATGTTTTGAACAAATCGGAAAACAACGAAATGGACGAGTTCGAGAAAGCATGTGCAGCCGCAGACTGGAAATCACTCGAAACAGTTAAGGTGCTGAATGACCTCTACGAGGAAGAACCTATGTTCATAAGACCTTCACAGGTGGAAGTGATACCGGGAAAGGAAGGTATTTTTAAATCAATGTCCGAAAACCGGGACATGCTTCGATACAAAGAAACACCTCTGAACATTTTCAAGGGCATAGCCGGAATGTGCGTATCTGATGATATAGAGAAGGCACGGAAGGGCGAACCTATCGGAACCGTCAAAAGCTGGGGAGGGAAAGAATACGTGAAGACCGCGAACGGCTGGGTACGTCGCCAGGGAATCAAGACAAAGGAGACCGCGAAGGAGGAAAAGACGAAGGAAAAGAAAGGCGATTTTTCTACAGTAGAAAAACTTGTGGCCGCAGCCACAAAATCTGGGCACAACCCTAAAGAGGCAGAAAGGGTTATCAGAGAACATTACGAATATCTGAAAAAGAAATACCCGGAAGCATCACCGAGTAAACTTGTACATATTGCATATACAATTTCCTAAAATTCCGTCGCATATGATTATGGGAAAACTACATAAAATAAGGGAATACGTAATGAGTTTATATTTTCCCGTGTTGCTGAGCATACCTATCTCTTTTTCCAACACGTCATCCTTCATTGAGAAATATGTGTTTCGGGACTGGGAGTTCTTGAAATATCTAATGATTCTTATAGTGATAGATACACTTGTAAGCTGGGTATATCATATCAAGAACAAGGACTTTTCAAGCAAGGGCTTTTCAATGATTATTACGAAGCTTTTTATTTATTCCGCTATTCTGATTGTTTCGCATGTGATGGGGAACTTTACTGTGGAAGGCGGCAATGTGGAGATATACGCATGGTTCCGTGCTGTGGTGTGTAATGCGCTTATAATACGTGAATCAATTTCAATTGTGGAGAACGCGGCAAAGGTAAGCCCTACTTTGGTACCTCAGAGAATTAGAAAATATCTGTCTGATTTCGACGAGTTCGGGGATAAGAAACCGGAGACGATAAAGGAAATGAAAGGAGAATGACTATGGCGCAAGGAAATTATTTGCCCGGAACCTATTCAAGGGTTGGAACAGAGGAAAACCCGGGCACATACCTTGGAGGAGATTCGGGCGGTACTTCACAGACAATGCCGCCAAAGGTGAAGAAGGTATGGGTGCTGGAGCACGACAGATGGAACATGCGCAATTATTGGATTTCTGGAGGGAAGTTCAGTATTCCGGCAGTATGGGTACTTACCAAAGGAGTTTGGGACAACTTCGGCAAATGGATGAAAGACGGATTTTGGAGAATGGGACAGCTCATTTTCTCTACAGACAATATTTGGCATGATAATTTCGTATGGTATAACGATTTAAAGTTTAAATTTTAGAGATTATGAAAAAAAAGCAGCTTTTTATCAAATACAGGACGGTGATACCGGGGCACAGGTTGCACAGGGATTGCAAGGCATTTACTAGGTTTACGTACTGGATGCTGACGGTTCCGTGGAACAGGAAATTGTATTTGAATGTAAGTAATTAACAATTAAAAATAGAAAAGATTATGAGACTGTATAGATTTTTGGACGAAGACAAGAATATTGATGTGACATTGGTAACTGATGGTAGTTGCGACCAGAAGAAAGTATTCATCACTGAATCACCGCGCGGAATTACCCCTAAAGGAAACGTGACAGACCCGGAAGGCGGTGCCGAGCTTTTGAAGCTTGGTTTCAAATGGAATGTAGGCGAAGCCGTGATGCATGAGGAACTTGTAGCATTTGCGGAAGAAAAGGGTTTGGAATTGATTATCGACCCCCAGGGATTGAATGAAATTGTTGCGGTAACGGCAGAATGGAACGAAAACGATGCATGCGTTATTACAATCAAGACAAGTGTTCCGGCAAAGAAGGATGTCGACATTTATTTCCCTAATAGCGTGAATCTGAATGAGAGCGCAGAAAGATTCGGGGTAGTGAGAGGAGACCGCAAAACCATCTCTACAAAAGTTATGTCCGGTAAACCTATGGCGTTTACGCTGGCTGACCTTGGTCTGGATGCAAAGGAAGACTTGAACGTAGTGGTAATGACCGACAACAATACGTGGCGCGAAGAACTTGTGGCACAAAACGCATAAGGACATGTTACGGTTATTGTTTACAACAGAGGACAATGTTCACCAAATGACCGTCGTAACCGACGGAATCGACGGTCAGATGAAGGTTTTCGTTACAGAAAGCCTCTATGGTGACGTGGAATATTATAAGGGGCTGGGTATCGTGATTGAACCCGGACACACCTATAATATCGGACAGTTCAAGGAATGGGCGTTTAAGGCGCTTGTTAAGCTTATCTCATATCCGGAAGGATTCGGAGAAGAAGGCGCGGTATTGTCGGACGTGCAGGAAGTTGTGGAATACGTATTGGAGACTAAAGAACCTACACTCAATTTCCCTGCAAAGGGAGGTGATGATATGTGCGTAGTGACGTCTTCAAAGCAGACTTTCAAGAATGGACAACCAGTAGGACATCCGGAAGGCGTACCAGTGGAATTCTCAATATCTGGGGCAGGATTCAAGGTTGACGGTGGAGGACAAGTAACGGTTGACGAGAACCCCAACAACACGACAAGAAAAGCGGTAGTGACGGTTAAACAGAATGAAAGCGGAAAGACATTGCAGATTACATGCAACCAGGCTGCATCTACTGTAACCTACGAATATGCGCTTACAGCCAATTCACAGACCATACAGTTTGTAGCGCTTGGAGAAACGAAGAGTTTACAAGTTGTTTCAACAAGACAGAAAAAAGTTAACGGTAAACCGTCTGGTGATGTCGAGAAGGTAGATACGACTGCACAAATTACCGGAACCGGATTTAGCAAGACTTCATCAGAAACCACCAATGGAGAGAATTATAGCATAGTGGCAGCAGAGAACAAGGCAAAAACAGCTAATAACGGTTCTATTACCATTACACAGACTAGAAGTAACAAGACAGTAAAGGTTACGTTAACACAGCTTGCAGCAGCAATCACTTACCAATACACATTGACTACAGACCCGACAGCACTTTCATTTGCAGCAGCAGGAGAAACAAAGATATTCGGTGTTTCAAGCAAGAAGCAGAAGAAAGTGAACGGGAAGAATGACGGTTCACCTATGACGGTTGACTACACTACTGTAGTGAGTGGTACGGGATTTACCAAGGGTTCTACTGAATATTCTGTAGTGGCGGATGCAAATACTGGCGCACAGCGTACCGGAACGGCAGTTGTTACGGCAGTAGAAGGAGGAAAGAAAGCGACGGTAAACCTTACACAATTGGCTGGAGAATAAAAATTGTTTACAATGGGAAAGAGAAAAGGAAAGATAATACAAAAAGCGGAAAAGCTAGATTTGATTGCAAGTCTTTCGAGTTTGTCCATTGAAGAGATAGACAGGCTGCAAAAGGCCGCTCCTATGGCATTCCAAAGCAAATTGCAGGCTGCGTTAAACTCAAACGATGCAGGGGAGATAATGAAGGCTAATTTGTATCTGGGAGAAATCAATAGACAGCCTACAAAAATTCAGTCTGTTTTCTTTGACCCTAACGACATATCCGGTAACGGAAGAGGATTCAAGGATTCTAAAGGGGTTCTGTCCTTTTCCGTATTGCGTCGGATGGGGGATATTCATATAGTGAAAAGTATCGTGTCTACACGCGTGGAACAGATAATGAACTTTATGGATTTTTCGGAAGACGAGCAAAAGGAAGGCTTCACAATCAGAAAAAAGAAGAGCCTTTTTTCTACCGGGGATGAGAAATTGACAAATGAGGACAAGAAAAAGATTTCAAAGATAATTGATTTCCTGGAAAAGGGAGGATGGACGGACAAATGGGACAATGTAGACAGCTTGCAGGAATTTGTAAGTAAAATAATGTCGGACAGTCTCACATTAGACCAGTTGGCCTTTGAGATGGTGCGCAACAGAATGTGGGAATTGCAGAAATTCCGCGCTGTGGACGCTTCTTTGATACGTTTTCTTGACAGCGTAGACCCCAGACAAAGGGAAGGTTTCGAGCAGTACAGATTCAAAGGACATTTGCCGCGTTACTGTATGGTATGGGAAGAGATGATTCTGCATAACCCTATAACGAAGGAACCGATATTGTATTATCCGTGGGAGCTTGGTTTCGGCATCAGAAACAAGACGTCTGATGTGAGAAGAAACGGGTATGGAGTGTCGGAATTGGAAACGCTGGTAAATATTATAACTTGGATATTGTGGGGCTTTTCCTATAATGCAAATTTCTTTTGCGTTTCACCGGAAACACTCGTTACGACGAATAAGGGTTTAAGAAGAATAAAGGATTTGGTAGGTACAGAATTTGAAGTTTTTGATGGTGTGGAATACTGCAAGGCATCCGCATACAAGACAAGGATAGATGATTTGTACGAAACAAGACTGTATAACGGCTTAAAGATAAGAACAAGCCGTGAACACAGATTCTTGACTATAACGGATAAAGATAAGTCTCCTAAATGGAAAAAACAAAAGGATTTGACTACAGACGATTATTGTTTGGTGGATATAAATACTTATGGAGATTTTCATGAGGAGGATTATTTCATAGGAAAAGAATATTTTAGGGAATTTACTAACCCGACAAAGGAAGCTGTTCTTAAAAAAGAAAGAACTTTCACCCCTTCTTTGGAGATGGTGAAAGATAAGCATTTTTGGGAAATGATTGGTTTTGCTTTAGGGGATGGTACCTGGTTGGAACATATACTTGAAATTTTTCCTCATCATACGAAAGATAAAAAACTTTTTGGTGATTTCTCTAAAGTGTTGGATAAATACGGAATAAATTATCGTATAAAGAAAAGTAATCCTTCCACACAAAGAAGTGATGGGGAATATGGATATCCGTATATATTCATATATGATACATGTTTTATTGACTGGCTTATAAGTATAGGATTCGGATATACAAGGGACAAGAAGATACCCGTTTCTGTATTTAACTTGCCGGAAGAGTTGAGATGTGCGTTTTTGAGAGGTCTGTTTTCGGCAGACGGTCATACATCTGCAAATATAATGGGTTATAAAACCCCTACTATTTGTTGTGTGAATAATGATTTGAGGCAAGATATATTACAATTATTATTAAGCGTTGGGGTTGCTGCGAGAGAGTGCAATAGAAGTAAAAGCAGATATAATGACCCAGTAACACTTGTTATTCAAGATGTAATGTCTTTTGTTGATAAAATAGGTTATTTGCAAGACTATAAAAATGAAGGTATATCAAGAGGAGAAAGGACAAAGGGCAAATGGGATTTGGTGCCTAATTCCTTGGCTTTAGATATACTGGAAAACAACAGAGGAGGTGACATATCTTTCTCAAAGCATCATGTGAAAAAAGGTGGAAGGATAAGTAGAGGTAAATTAATAAGGGTTTTGACCGAGGCAGGATGTAATGTGCCGGAAATATTAAATTATCATTTCTATAAGGTAACGGACAATTCCAGACTTGTAAAGGAGAAGGAACAACTTTACGATATAGAGGTATTCAATGATAAGCATATATTTCTTGCCAATTATACAGCAGTTCATAACTGCCAGGGGTCTCAGCCTAAAGGGTTTATCAATATAAAGAATCCTAACATATCAAACAGTACATTGCAGGAGTTTAGGCAGGCATGGACGCAGACGATGGCAGGATATCAAAATTCGCACCGCACACCCGTTATAAACGGTATAGATTTGGAATGGGTTGATTTACAGAAACTTAGCAATCGTGATATGGAATTTAACGAGTGGATAAAGTTTCTTATCATAATGACATGTTCCGTATATCGTATAGACCCGTCCGAGCTTGGATTCAATTTTAAAGAAAGTCAGCAGATATTCGGACAGGACGGACAGCGCGAAAGATTGAAGCACAGCCGTGAAAAAGGATTGAAGCCTTTATTGATATTCTTGCAGGGCGTCATTACAAAGTACATTGTGAGCGAGTTGGATGAAAACTACGAGTTTGCATTTACAGGAATAGAGGTGGAAGACGAAGAAGCACAGGTAAAACTGGATTCTGAAAAACTGAGTAGCGGCATGATTTCTATGCAGGATATATTTAAGAAGTACAACGGACGAGACTTTGACCCGGAAAAGGACATCATTCTTAACCAGGTGTACCAGGGGATGAAGCAGGCAGAAGAACAAAACAAGATGTTCGGAGCTTCACAGCCGGGGCAACAGCCGGAAGGCGTGCCAGAAGGGGACGAAGAAGACCCGTTTGCACAATATAAGTCATTCAATGAAAACCCTATAATGAAACCAGCAGTTGACTATTATTTGAAAAATCTTTATAAATAAGAAATTATGGAAACTTTCGATGATTTAAAGTTAGAAAGATATATAAACAAGGCTCTTTTAGAAAAGAGCTTCGGACGTACAGAATTGTATGATACGCTTTTGGAGATTGCAAAGGCGCAACAAGGCGTATATGTGAACAACGCGGTAAACCGGAAGCTTGGAATTGTTGGGATGCCATACAAGAAAAGAAAGGCTACGGAGGAAGAGAAAGCCGATTTAACCAAGACAACAGAAGACCTTTATAAGGAAGGTAGTGCGTGGAAACGAGACAGACAGATTAAAGTACATAACAAAGTGAAGTCTGAATATCGGAAGAAAATGCTATTTGAGACAAAACCGCGTGCTTACTTAATGCTTGGCGGTGGTGGTTCGGGCAAAGGGTATTATCTTAAGAAGATGAAGGAGAAAGACCCTTCTATTGATAAACTTCCAGTTATTGATGTGGACGATATGCGTGACATGATACCGGATTATGAAAGGGTGAAGGGAATAGACCCAAAGAAAGCTTCATCCTATGTGCATGAGGAAGTATCGGATATAGGTAAAGCGATAGACAAGGAATATATAAAATCTAAATCTTCTTTTGTAAAAGATGCTGTATTTGGAAACCCGGCAAAACTTGAAAAATTGGTTGATGAATTGAAGGCACAAGGTTACGATGTCCATTTGGTAGGCGTGGCAACCGATTTCAGTACGGCTTTGGATAGAATACAGAAACGTTTTGAGAGAACGAAACGGTATGTTCCTACAGAAGTGGCGAAAAAAGGACATAAAGGAGCGTCCGAATCTTTCAAGAAAGTTATCGAAACTCCGTTGAAAGATAAATTCAAGTCCGTTAAATTGTATGACGGAAATTCCGATAATGGAGTGATTTATGATAACAAAGTGTTAAATCAAAAAGAACTTGATAGGTTTCTTAAAAAAATAGACTTATAAATTTGTTCAATTCTGAACAGTTTTGTATATTTGCATAGAAACTTAAAGAAAGGAGTAAAATTATGGCAAAGAAAAAGTACGGAATTGATATGACGGCTGACGAATGGTTTGAGATTGAAGAACGTGGAATGGGCGAAGATTGGACGATGGAAGAAGTTGCAGCTTTAGGTCCAGAAGGTAGAGAGTTTCATAGAAGCGCTCCATATAATCCTTACTTCCCGAAACCAGATATGTCTATTTTTAACGAAGACCTTTATGATGGTTATAAGATAAAGAAGAATGTCGGAAAAGAAAGTTGATGGTATAAGAACCCCTTTGGTATCGCGTCTTATTGGAGTGAAAAGACACGTGAAAGACCCTATCAGATATCCGAAAATACAATGCGGTTATGAAGGTCTTGCACAGACCATGTTTGCTACACAGTCGGACGCGATGATAAAGGAGCTTGTAAAGGAAATGATTAAAACGGTTGAAAGATGATATTCTCACCGGAAGAGATACAAAAACTGTATGATATAATAGACTACCGTCTTGCAAGAATTGTAGCCGATGTAATGGGGGATGAACTGTTGACACCGGAAGACAAGTCTTTGTTAAGACGGTATGGCTATAAATGGAGAAGGGAGATAGAAAAGTTACCACCCTATTTTCAATCCTATCTGTTTGGAAGGTTGAGTGCACAACTGACGCCTTCCCAATTGTCTACACTCAATTTTGACGATTTTACCAAGTATATAGACCGTCATCAATGGGCGGCACTTACATCTTTGGAACAGGAAGTGTATTATGCGGCAGCAACACGCACATACTCCTATATAAAGACGATGGGGGAACGGGCAAAAACGATAATGTCTAATGCCGTATCGGAAGAAGAGGTAAAAGTTCTTGTGGAACAGCAAAGACAATTGGAGCTTGGAACGATAAAGAAGGAAATGATAGAAGGCGTTCTGAAAAAGAAGTCCGTGCAGAATATTGTCAGTAATATAGGGCATTCCTTGGAAGACTGGAACCGTGATTGGGGGCGTATAGTGGAAACCGAGATGCAGAACATCTATCAGACTGGGGTAGCCCAGCAGATAATGAAGGAACAGGGAGCGGACGCGCTTGTATATAAAGAGGTATTCAGTGGAGCGTGCCAGCACTGTATAAAGTTTTACACCACGGCAGGGATAGGAAGTAAACCGAGGATATTCAAGCTTATAGACCTTATAAACAACGGGGACAATATAGGGAAGAAAGTTAAAGATTGGAAACCAGTGTTAAATAGTGTTCACCCATTCTGTCGTTGTGACCTTAAGGAGGTACCTAAAGGTATGGTTTGGAATGACGAGACGCATTCGTTTGAACCGCCTAAAGAACCATACAAGAGACAGGTAGAGAGAAAGAGTAAAGTAAAAATATATGTTGGAGATAAAAAGTTTGAGGTATGAGGTTCGGATATAAAGGAGATGTAGAGGTGTTGACCCTACGGAAGACAAGGGTAACAAAGGAATATGTAAAGGAAAGCGCGGAAGAGGTGGATGTGTACAACTGGGAGATTGTCCCGGTACGTCTGGACCAGATAAAGGAGGATGAGTATGTATTACTCTATTGCATGATGAACAGTACGAACCTATTCAAGAAGGGGGTAAAGTGTATCGATTTCAAAGGCGAGATGGAAAATATTGTGTTAGACAATGGAGCGATAATTTCTGTATGTGAAGATGCAAAACATCTCGTTTTTACAATGCCGCATCAAGTAACGATACCGCTTGTTGATGAAAAGACATTCGATGAATGGACCGATGAAGATTGTTTTGGAATAAATAGCGGAAGCAGTCGAAGAGGTGCTGATAAGGAGATAGAACAAGGAGATGTAGAGGAATACATAAAATTCTATAATGATAATCCGGAATATATGCATATGGGTGTGAGAACGGTAAAGATAAAGGAAAGAGGATTATCATTATATGAAGGGAAACTGTATAACATAGAGGCTGGTCCCGAATACGCGCTTATAACTAAAAAAGGTTTGTTTTTGAAAACGGAGCATTGATATGATGGAAGGAGGGTTTAATACCGGGTTTGTGGAAATAAGGACGCTTGAAGGCGAGAAATTCCTAAAGGATATAAGGATTAATGAAGCCGTAAAGACAAGACATTCCTATACGCTTGCAAACGGTCTGCATGTACGCGAAATGAAGCCACGCGAATCAGTGTACAACATTTATTTTATCGCTGGTAAGGAAGGTGTGCTTAACAGAGTGTCTGGTGAACAGATGGTATGGACGTATGGAAAGAACTATCTTGTTCCGGTAAAAGTAAAGGAATTGAACATTTCCGACAGAATTGTTCTGTATGGGAACAAGAGGGGTATGATTGACCGGATAGAAAAGGTGGAGACACTTAACAGGTATTTTTATAAGCCCGAATTGAAGAAAAACACTTCCTATTATATTGATAATGTCTGTATTTTTGGATAGATTGTGCAAATTTCGTATTTTAGCAAAAAATTTGTAGCTATGAATTTAAAGAAATTATTTCATTTACAGACAGCAGAACAAAAGGTGTCTGAATACAGGGAGTTGCTGAGACGCTCCGAAAAGATAGAAGCAAGAACAGAAGAGCTTGCAAACGAATTTGCCGAAAGAAGCCAGGTATTGAAAAGCTTCTCCCTGCTTGACAAGGACGAAAGAGAGATTTCGGAAGAGAAATACAACGAGTTCTTGAAGGAACATACTTCACGGGTTGCACAATTGCAGAAAGACAGGGACAAGGTTTTCAAGGCCATTGCCGAATTCCAGAAAGACGAAGATATAGCGGAAGCCATTGCGGATGTATATGCAGTTCATGTAGCAAAGAAAGCATGGAAAAGTAAGAAGCTTTCCAAAAGCGCATACGATGATATCATGAAGGCAAAGACCGGGGTAGTCAAGTATGCGGACGTGCTTTTGTTCAGAGGCGGTAAGTTGCTTATCTTACAGAGAGCAGGGGAACACATGAACTATACGCCCGATTGGTGCATACCGGGGGGACATGTGGACGAGGGAGAAGATTTCCGTACAGCCGCACAAAGAGAACTTTTCGAGGAGACCGGAATAGACGTTCCGGAAGATACTCTTATGGAGGTCGGTGTAGCCAAAACGAAGAATGCGGAAATTCATTATTTTATGGGGCACGTTGATGATGAATCCCCGGCTTTCGTGGTGGTTGACGGTGAGGAAGAAATCGGCAGTAGGTGGATTGACCCGGATACCGAACTGGAAGACTACGACTTCATCTTTGACATGAAAGACAATATCAAGAAGATTTTGGGACTGGAAGTGCAACCCAGCCCGGTAGAAATCGTGATGAAGGCTTTCCAGGAAAAGAAGGTGACGGAAGACGTGGTAAAGTCCGTGTGCGAGAAATACCCTAAGGAGATACGGAAAGCGAACAACAAGACCGATTTTTCACACAGTGAAAGAAAGGACTTGGCAAAGAAAGGAGAGGCAATGCCGAATGGGAAATACCCTATCAGAAATAGCCAGGATTTGAAGGACGCCATTAAGTTGTCCGGTGCTTCTGACATGCCAAAAGAAAAGGTTAAGGCGTGGATTAAGAAACGCGCTAAAGAGCTGGGTCTTGAAAGCGAATTGCCGGAAGAATGGAAAAGTAAGGAAGTTGAAAAGACGATGGACTGTAACGATGCGAATGCTATTTGCAAGGAAGATTTGGACGACAAGCCAAAAGGCCCGGAAGGTGACGGAATAGCAAAGAACGAGGAAACGGAAACTACGAACGAAGAAGCGAACAGCGAGGAAATAGAGAAGTCGGAAGATGGACTGACGGTTTCTATGAAGTTTTCTTCTGTGGAAGACGCGATGATATTCAAAAGTGTTATTTCCGAAATGATTCAAGAGGGGAAAGTGAAAGCCGATGTACTGGAAAAGGCAAAGAAGGAGGACGGTATGTATGCCGTATTTGCCGATTTCGCTAATTTCCTGGAAGGCGTTAAGACCCGTTCAAAAAACGTGCATTGGAAAGAGGAAGACAATGCCAAGCACAAGTATCTGGACGATTTGTTAGAGGAGCTTTCCGACTATGAAGATAAGATAATGGAAGCCGGACAAAGCGGTTTCGGCCGTTTCAAGGACGGGGAGATAAACGGTGAAGAAATAGAGGTCAACGACCCTATAGAATTGGTGGACCTCATTATAGACCGTACAAGGGAGTTCTATTCCAAGCTTGACAATAACCCCGAATATGCAGGGGAAAAGTCGTGGGTAGAAGACTTTATGGCAACACTCAAACAGACGAAGTATCGTCTTCAATTGCATTAATTGTTTTGGGGAGGGGTGTAAACACCCCTTCTTTTTATTAAAGGAAGACATGGAAAAGGATATACTGAAAAGCATTTTGTGTGACAAGCTGGAAAAGGCAGTATCGCACAAGTATGTACGGAAAGAACCGGACGGAAAAGGCAGTTTCAGATACATATATACCGAAAAGGAAAGAGAATCGACAAACTAGGTCATTAATAGAAGCGGTGACAAATCCATAGAGAAGACAGGAACGAATCCGGCAGCAGTTACCAAGGGACTGAAAGCATGGTTGAACAAGAATAACATAGATTACGATTACAACAAGGCGAAAACAACTGCAAGCAGCTATTTTAAGTTCGAGACAGGGAAAGGAAGCTATGAGATAAGGGTTTCCAATCATACCAAAGCGAATGCAGACGAGAAAGGCGGTATAGATATTCAACCATATGGTTCAAACGACGGGTTTAGTGTTGATATAGATACGGCATATGGGTTCACTTCCAAAGATATTCAGAATATCATTAAAGACGCTGAAAGGATAAATGGGGAAGTCCACAAGAATGAGAAGTTAAAGAAGATGCTGGAGGACGAAACCCTATTGGAGAGATTCTATAATGAAAGATATATACCTTCCAAGCATACAAAGTTTATTGAGGATGCTGTTAACAGTATCGGAATAGAAGAATCGGAGTTTGGGATATTGGGAGATATTGTAAGTAATATGTTCGACCAAAGTTTACACAAAAGCGGTGTATATAAAAAGATGGTTGAGGAAAGAGAGAAGAAGATACAAGAACAAAAGGAGAAAGAGGCGAAAGAAAAAGAAAGTAAGAAGAAGAGAAGGGACAGGGTGATGGAAGAATTGAGCAACCATATATTCAAGCAGGAAAATTCAACCACACCACCGGAAGAGTTCGAGAAGATTGTACAAGAAAGAAGTAACGGAAGGGCAAAGGGCTTTACGGTAATTGGAGAACTGGGAGAAGGCGACAGAAAGAAGTATTTCTATGAATGGGCATACCCGGTACCGGAAGGTAAAAAGAATTATACAAAGCCTTCTGATAAGTTCGTAGATAACTACCTAAAAAGTAAGGATGAATAATTTTTGCATAAAGTTTGGCTATTTGCATAATAATTCATATTTTTGAATCGGTAAATACGTAAATAAATTTTATTCGGCATAAAATGCTGATTATAAGATATTTACATAAAAGCGTTTATTTTAATTCGTTGTGTCACAGATTATTAAAAGATGTTTGAAGTAGATTCAAAATTTAATTTTTTCACAGAAGCAAACTTTGAAAAATCAGATTTCAATCCTATGGATTACCCGGTAGGGGATGATAGAAGATACGAAAAAATGATTTTTGAAGGTTTGGCATCCGATTCTTCCATAGATTCGGAGGATGAATCTATGAATCCCAACGGATTTGTAATAGACCGCTTTTTAAAACACGGTCTTATTAATTTGGACCATTTGCCGTCAAGAAGTCCTATCAATAAATCAAGGTTCTGGATAGGACATCCATTAGACGCATATGTAAAGAATAACAAGTTCTACGTGCGTTGCCAGTTATGGAAGAAATCACCGGAAGCAAGAGCGTTTTATGACAAGGCACTGGAAATGCTTGCAAGCGGTACAGACCGGAAGCCGGGTTTCTCCGTTGAAGGAAGAGCACTTGAAAGAGACAAGAACAATCCTAAAAAGGTGACAAAAGCGCTCATAACAAACGTAGCAATGACAATGACGCCCGTAAATGCAAATTCATTTGCCGATATAGTAAAGGGTGTGCAGACAGTAGATTTCGTAGAGGACAATAAAGAAGAAATTAACAACGGTTCTAATAACGTTCTTGTAGAGCTACAGAAGGACGGATATAATATAAAAATAGACAAATCTTTCAACGTTACCATTAACCCTATCATAGTGGAAAGAGACGAAAGATTTCAAGAGCTTTATAATTATTATCTGAACGGTAATGTAGGATTGAACGTTATAAAGGACTATTTGAGAACCGTTAATAAATAAGTTTGTACACAATTAAAAGTTTAATAAAGATGGACGAAAAATATTTGAACGACCCTATCGTATCTCTGATGAAGTCTATGGGATTTTCTGACGAGTACATTATGGCGAACGTGAAAATCGAAAAGTCTGAAAACGGAGCAGCAGCAGGAGACCATGAATCCGAAACCAAAGAGGAAAAGGATATCAACAAGCTGGAAAAGGAAGCCGTGAAGGACGAAGAAAAGGTGAAGGAAGACGAAAAGAATACTGCCAAGGATAAGAATGCAGAAGATGAAAAAGTGGAGAAATCTGACAAGGAAGACATCATGAAATCATTGGGTTCTGTATTTGCACCTTTGATGGAGAATTTCCAAAAGTCTATTGACAAGTTCCAGGAAACAGTGGATGGTATTAACGACAAATTGGACAAAATGTCTGGCGTTACTCCTATGTTCCGTTCAGAAGGACTTAACAATATGACAGCTATTCAGAAATCTTTCGAGGAAAGAAAGGACGAAGCAGGTAAATACGAAGTTAATGTAGTGAAAGACAGACCTATGACCGTAAAGCTTATTGAAAAGTCTTTGGAAGAGGCACCGGAAAGTATTGCTAAGTCACTGGAAAGTGATGCACTTGCATACCTTATCAATCCGGACGCTGAAACAGTGGGTGAAAATCTCGCACGTTACATGTACGAAAAGAATGGTGTAAAATTCGTGAAATAAACTCTATTAAATAAAAAGAATATGGATTTGTATAATTATAGCAATCAAAACGGTACTGGCGATGTACTGGGCGGCATGGATTCGGCAGAAATCTTGAAAGCGATGGAAGCAGGTCTTAAGACCGGAATGCAGTATAACAACGAAATCAACAATGGTGGTGGTTTGAAAGTTGAATCCCTGGATTCAGTCTTGAAGATTCTGGGCAACCGTATGAACCAGTTGGTTTATTACATGGAAATGCCTAAACATAAGATTGACAACACTGTACACCAGTACAACCAGTTGTACAAGTATGGTGAGGAAGTTGGTATTTTCAATGCAGAAGGTGAAACTCCGCAGGAAACCGATTCTCAATACAGACGTAAATCAATCGTAACCAAGTTCATGGGTGTTTCCGGACAGGTTACACATCCGGGAATGTTGGTTAAATTGGCTGGCAATATGGACATGTATCAGAAAGAAGTCGAGAATAAGACTATCCTTCTGAGTACCATTATCGACACACGTCTTGTTGACGCTGATTCTTCTTGTGTAGCCGAGCAGTTCGACGGTGTTTTCCGTCAACACATGTTGGGTATCAACGAAATGGATGGCGGTACGGCAGAAGGCAAGACTTCTGAACAACTGTTAGACGGTTACTTCAACAGTCCGGCAGTTATCGACGCACAAGGTTCTGTGTTGAATGACAACTTGATTCAAGACGCTGCAAACGTTGTAGTGAACGTTTATAACGGTTATATCGACCGTATCATCTCTAATCCGATTGTGTTTAACAACTACGTTAAGATGTTCCACGAAAGCAAGCGAGTTATCGTAGGTCTTGCAGCTTCTGTAACAGGCGCAACAATGGGACAGTCTGTAAACGACGTTACAACTCAGTTCGGTAAGATTAACATTAAGAACGACCGTTTCTTTGACGAACGCAAACCTATTATGGTAGGTAAGGGTGCAACAAGTGCTAAAGCCCCGGTTACACCGACAAAGGGAACAGCAATTACAGCAAAAGCCGCAGACACAAAGACCAACTTCGGACAGCATGCAGGTTCTTATGGTTACCTGGTAACTGCAAAGAACCGTTACGGTGAATCTGCACCTCTGAATATCACATTTGTTGGTGCCAAGGCTGTAGCTGCTTCTGAATCAGTAGAATTTGGCTTTACTGCTGGTGTGGGTGGTGCATATCCGGCTACTTGCTTCGTGGTATACCGTACCAAGAAGAATGCAGTTCTGAATGCAAACACTGAATACTATCCTATCTTTGAGGTTCCGGCTTCACAGATGGCAACAGGTTATGACGGTGCAGCCGCAAATTGTGTACGTGACCGCAACCGGATCATTGCAGGC